AGCATTCCGCTGGAGAGCGGTCTATAAATACTACTATTTTATTATACGAGGTGATGGGGGTCACACCCAGCCAACTCTGCAAAACAGCCTTGTTGACATCCTTGATCTTCGTACCGTTGTCCGTATAACCGGCAATGTGCGTCAGATTCGATGTGTTAAGGCCGTCACCCGCATAACCGATTTTAATGACATGGCCCGAGTTGTTATAGTCAGTGACCCCACCATCCAGCGAACCAATGAATTTGTTGGCCCTGACATTTGCAAAAGCGCCGCTTCCTCGACCGTCATTAAACCGATACTCATCAATGGCGTTGTCTCGGTATCCCCAGTAGACAGTGTTGTCTTGTGGGGTGCCAACAAAATTCACTTCATTATTTTGCTCGAACGCCAATTTTGAGTGGTTATGCGCACTCGGTGGAAACGTACTAGGCTTATCCGTCACGGAATTCCAGTCGGTCTTGATGCTCTTGAACTTGTCGCCCACGGTCTTTGCATCTGCGGGTGCGCCGTCAATGGTCAGGGTCTTGTCGGTGTTCACCACCTTCTTGGCCGCTTCCACCAGTTGGCGGGCTTCGTTCTCGCTGGCCTTGGCGTTTCCTTCGCTGGTCTTCGCATTCCCCTCACTGGTCTTGGCCTTCCCTGCGCTTGCTTCGGCTTCTTTGGCCTTGGCGGTGCAGGTGGCCACGCTGGTCCCCATGCTGTCGGCGCTGGCTTTCGCATTGGTCTCACTGGTCTTGGCGTTGGCCTCGCTGGTAGCAGCTTTCGTTTCGCTGCTCTTGGCGTTGGTCTCGCTGGTCTTCGCGTTGGTCTCCGAGGTCTTGGCAGCATTCTCGCTTGCCTTGGCATTGGTCTCCGAGGTCGTCGCCTTGGTCTCCGATGTCTTTGCCGCATTCTCGCTTGCCTTGGCGTTGGTCTCGCTGGTCTTTGCCGCACTGGCCGAACCTGCCGCCGCAGAAGCAGAGGATGCCGCTGCGTTCTGGCTTGCCCTGGCTGCATTCTCGCTGGCCTTGGCGTTGGTCTCGCTGGTCTTGGCAGCATCCTGGCTTGCCTTTGCCGCATCCCGTGCCGCTTCGGCCTGACGGAGCAGCTCTTTGATGTTGACGATGCTCTGGTTCACAAAGTCCCGGGTCCACTCCATCGAGCTGGCGATGTATTCACGGACTTCCCGGCCATAGATCGCCTTCCGGATGCCCGTAATGATCGCATCAAAATCCATTCCTATTCTCAACCTCCTCCATTTTGAACCCTTACGAACTGCTCAGGTTGCCCAGCAGCTGGTTCAGGAAACTGATGATCGCCTGTGCGATCGTCCATACGCTGTCCATGGCCTGCTTCTGCACCTGCTGTTTGGTCAGCTTCTCGGGGGTCAGACCAAAGGTGAACTGCTTCTCGTTGGGTGCATCCAGCGGCAGCTTCAGCTTGGTGCACACCAGCCACTTGTCGATCTCGTGGGGGCTGGAGATGATGTGGGTCTTGATCAGAAATCCCAGTCGGTCATTGCTTTCCCCGCTGTCCACCCGGTCGTAAGCGGTCAGGGTCATCACAGGCTCGATGTTCTGCTTGTACCCCTTCAGCTCGGTCTGTGCTTCTTTGCGCAGGTTATCATTGTTCGTGTTGCCATCGACCTGGATGCACTTCTCAATGATACCGTACTTTGCTTCTGCCGCCTCGTCCCGCACCGTCTCCGAGATCGCGCTCACGGTGGTCGTCTTGAAGATCCACCATCCGCTGGTGGTCGTCTGGGTGCCGTATGCGGTCACACGGGTCACCACGTCGCTGGACATCTGCTCCACATAGCTGAAATCCAGCAGGTTTACGCCATATTCAATAGTCTGTGTCGTGGTGGCATCCGTTTCCACGAGGTAATCGATGTACACCCGCCATACCGCAGTGCCGTTGTCTGCCCGCACGATCCGTGTCCGCAGGTATCCGTCGTATTCTTCCAGCAAAAAGGTGTTCAGCAGGCTCCACTGGCTCTCGAACAGGGTTCCCTTGCTGGAGGTGTCGATGGTGCGCCCGGGCTGGATGTTCACCTTCCCGATGCCAAAGGTCCCGTAAGGCCCCTGATAGTAGTCCTTCAACGCCTGCGTTGCAAGGTAGAAGATGCTGTTGGAGGGCACGCTCGACCACTGCTCCAGCGGGTTGTCGGTGGTCAGGTAGTAGGTTCCGCCGTTCACTTTCGGTACAAATCGCTGGAGATATCCCAGCACGCCCTCGGCATACAGCTTGTAGCTCAGGTCAAACAGCTTTTCCGTCTCGGTCACGTAACCAAGCCAGATCGGTTTGCCGTCCTCTTCCACCACCAGCCACGTTTTCTCGTACTTCAGGGTGGTGTACACGGGGTTCTTGTAACTGCCGAATGCCGTGTTGATCTGGTATGGAATGGTCGCCTCAAAGCTGCCGAACTCGTTTTTGGTCAGGTTCAGCACCGGGTCTTCGAGGAATCGGTTGGAAACGCTTCCCTCTATCGTGTCGCCCTGGGAATCAAAGATGCACTCCCGGGTGTCCCACTGGAACCCCAGAGCATTCGTGCCGTTAAAGGTCTCCGTCTTCTTTGAGATGGTTCCCGCATAAACTTGATATCCGATGGCTCCTCCCTCCTTTCTGCATTCATTTTGAAGTTTCGTAAAGCTGACGAAGAGGTTTATAGATACGCTGGCTGGTAATACAGGTTGAGCGTTCCCGCATCGGTCGTGGTGCTCGCCCGCACTTCGTACACGTCATATCGCAGATCGTTGTCGATCAGGCCGATGTCCGTCTTTCCCATGCTCTCGTCCAGCATGTGACAGTACGAGACCTCCTCTGCCGGAAGTCCCAGCTCTTTTGCCTTTTCGTAGGGGTAGGTCTGGCTCTTTGCCAGTGTAACCCCCACATAACCGCCACCGGTCCATTTTGCTTGCAGCAGGCTCGGTTTTTCGCTGGGCGGCATCCGGAAGGTCTTGCTCTGGAGTGCCTTGATGGGGATGTCCTTGCAGTAGGGCACGGCCAAATCGGTCTCAAACCCAAAGGTATCCCACACCCAGTCCTCCTGAATGTTGTCGTACAGGAACTTGAACGGGTAAAGGCTGTAAGCAAAAGTCACGACACTGTGTCCGTTCTTCTGCTTGATGCCCCCGTTCACCCAGACACGCCCCAGATAAAAGAACGCCGGGTCATCCTCCAGCCGCACTCTAGTCTGTGCCGGGATCGAGTTGCTCTTCGCCAGCGCTCTGGAAAGATACTCCAGCGCTCCGGTTCCCACAGGGGTCGAAAGGTTCTGCCCCCGCCACTCGTCCGTATCCAGATAAAACTCCCAGCTTCCCTCCCGGGCCTTGAACACCGGGTAACCCGTCAGGCTCTTGGAAAGGTAGGTGGTTCCGTCTCGTCCGGGTACGTCCACGGAGAGGACTTTCTCCACCGGGGGAGCCACCACAGGCCGGGAGACCGGGATCATCTTCCAGTCATCCCAGGTGTTCTTGTCACAAATGGTGATGGAATGGTACATGGCTCCTCCTTAACTCAGCATGTCGGCAGGCGGCTGGAAGTCATAGGAGATGGTCAGCGTCACCCGTCCGTCGTTACCGTTCTTGACGTTGCTGATCCAGCAGCGCCCTTTGTAGCTTCTCGTCTGCGCGGTGGAGAGCACGGTTCCGCCCAGCTCCATCCGCACCTCGCATTCTCTTCCCTGAATGATCCGCATCAGCCGGAAATAGGTGCTTGTCCAGTCACCTTCCCGGCTCGACCAGTCGGGGTAAAGCCGAATGCTCTGTTCGGTCTTGTCGGGGATGCCGCACCGCTCCCGCACATCGTCCATGGCATGCCGTCCGTAGTCATCCCAGCTGGAATGTGGTACGCCGTCCGCCACGTAATAAAAGTCCCAGCTCCCGGTCGAGTTCTGGAACACCCTCTTTCCCAGCGGAGCCTTTTCCGGCGTGCCGTGGTAGGAAGGAAAGTCCATCGTCTCGTATTTTTCCTCAAAGGCATTGACATGCAGGGGGTTCAGGGGGACCAGGTTGAAGTCTCTCGTGCTGTATTCCCGGGAAGCCCCTGCATTGTCATATACCTTAAAAATAAGCCCCGCAAATGTGGGGATCTGTGAGGAAAGCGCCGGGTCAGTTGCGCTCCGTCCCATCATCGGTTGTTCCTCCGGTTGATCTTCCCCAGCCCCTCGTCCACGTCGTTGATGATCTCGCCAACCAGTTTCCGTCCGTTCATCTGGACCTTCATGTTGGCCACGGCCCGGGCAATGCTGTCGATGTGCTCGCCCAGTGCCTCCACGCTCGAAACAATGTCGGCGTTGGGGTTTGCCTTCTGGTCAGCCTTGTTGGCCTCTTCCTGCTGGGCCTTGGTCACCTCGGCTCTGCGCACCACGTTGGCGGCAAGGCCTGCGGTGCGCTCTGCATTCAGGGCGACCGTGCCGTTCTGGAACAGGGTGTCGTTCAGCCAGTCCACTCCATTTTGAACATCGCTCATGTCCACTACGGGCTGGATGCTGGGTTCATACTCGAAGTCATCGCTGGCAATGTCGCCCACCCGCTGGGCCAGATCCATCATGGTGGAAAGGGCAGTGTTGCTCACGTCCTGTACGCCCTGCACCACGGAGCCGGTCTCATTGGTGATGCCCTGCGCCAAACCAAGGCTCAGGTATTCGCCAATGCCCGCCATCACGCGGCTGGGGGAATGGATGCCAAAGAAGTCGCAGAATCCATTCACGATGCTGCTGCCGAAGTCACAGATGCCGTTCCATACCGCACCCGCCGCACCAGTAATGCCCTGCCACAGGCCGGAGATCAGGTTTCCGCCCACGTCCACCAGACCTTTGAAGCCGTTGCTGATCCAGTCCCACAGGTGTGAGAAGGCATTTCCCAGCCAGTCAAAGAACCCGCTGAAGAAATCACCGATCTTGTCCCAGTTGGCGATCAGCAGTCCGCCGCCCGCAATGGCCGCGCCAATGAGCCAGCCTTCGGGGCCAATGGAGCCCAGCACACTCACCAGAGTGCCGCCCAGTTCTCCCAGACCGCCCAGTAAGCCGCCGGAGCCGGTGATCATTTCGCCGATGCTGCCAAGGCCGCCCAGTGCTTCTCCCAGCAGGCCCGTGCCGCCCGTGGCAGAACCCAACAGGCCGCTCATGTTGCCCAGGATGCTGCCAAGGTTCTTGGTCGCACCGGTCACCTTGACCACCTGTCCCATCACCTTCAGGGTACCGCCGCCCTGGGCCAGTTTGTTGAAAGTCAGCATGGTCTTGCCCAGATTCATCATTGTCTGGCCAAATTCGCTGCCCATAAAGTCCAGCACGGTGGTAATGCCGCCGGTCACTGCCCCGCCCCAGTCACCGCTCACAAGGGCGGTAATGGTGCCAAAAAGGTCGGTGATCACTTCGGTCACGCCGTCCTGGGTGGCCACCCCAAAGACTCTGCTGAGCTTCGAGGCCATTTCCGGGGCGCTCTTCTGCACCTGTGCCCAGACGCTGTTGAAGCCCTCCTGAATGGGCCGCCAGTTCTTCGAGATGGAGTAGCCCAGCTGCATCATCATCCGCTTGCCGGAGTCGTCCAGCTCAAAGGCATCCGCCAGATTTTCCGCAAAGCCCACAAAGTTGTACTGTTCGCTTTGCAGGTCTGCCAGTGCATCCAGTGCGGTCTCGCTGTTCTTACCAAACTTCTTCACAGCCTCGTCATATTTCAGCTGCTTGTTCGTTACCTTCTTCAGGCTGTAGCTCATGCTGTCCAGTGCCGTACCAACGCCGATGATGGCGGTCATGGTGCCCTGGGTGGCGGCTTTCCGTGCCTGGACGCTGTCGGCTCCGTATTGTTCCACCGCAGCCTTGTAAGCGTCCTCCCGGCCCGCAAGGTCGCCGTCGCCGTAGAGCTTGGCCAGCATGTTCTGCCGGTTGGTCACCAGCTTCTCCTGCTTTTCCAGGTAGGAGACCTTGCTGTCGTAGGCATCCAGCTGGGCCTGATTCAGCTCGTTGATGAGCTTCTGCTGCTCGGTCTGTGCCTCCAGATACTGCTGGTAGGCCGCCTGGGTCTTCTGGCTTGCCTCGCCGAACTCGTTTTTGATGGCGATGTAGTCCTTCTCGGTGGCCAGCAGGATCTCCGCCTGGTTCTTGATCTTCCGGTTGATGTAGTCGATCTTCTCGTTGGACTTCTCGGTCACCTCGGCGCTGTCCTCGTACAGGGCGCTCCAAAGCTCGTATTCGTCCTCCGCGGTCTTGGCATCGGTCTCGTACCGCTCCTGAATGACCTTCAGGATGCTGTCCTGCTTGCTCCTCTGAAGCTCCGCAAGGGTCTTCTGCTCGCTCAGCAGGGTGCCGTATGCATCTTTCGTCTTGCTGTTGTTTGCGCCCACCTTGGCCAGCAGGGTGTCATACTGCTCTTTCGCAATGCCCACCCGTTTGGTCTGGAGCTCGATCTCCCTTGTCAGGCTCTCGGTCTTCTTGGTGATAAGCTCTTCCACCGTGGCCGTGTCACCGCCCGTCACTTCCCACAGCGCGTATTCGCCGGTGGCGTTGGACATCTCGGTCTTGTTGGCCTTCAACTTGTCGGAGAATGCGCTTGCCAGCGTGTCTGCCAGTGACTTGCCGGCCTTGGAGGCTTTGGACTTGGTGGTGCCTCCGCCCGCTCCGTCCAGTGCATCATCCACGGCGTTCTGGTAGTAGTCGGTCAGTGCGCCAAAGGGGTTCAGCTTGCCCCAAGTGCTGTCCACAGCATTCTTGATCTCCTCCACAGTGGAGGGGGTCTTGTTACCGGGCTTCTTGATGCCGCTGTTGGAGGGGATTGGTACAGTATCCTGTGCCGCCTGCTTTGCTGCATTCTGTGCGCCCTTCAGTCCATGTTGATAAACGGGGTTGCCCAAATGGAGCGAATCCATCTTCATGGCGTTGTACAGCCCAACCATGCTGTTCTGTACGGCAATGGTCGCCTCATCCAAAGCAGTGGTCATACCGTCTTTTACTGCAAGGGCCGCATTGTAAGCGCTGTTCCGCAGCTCGTCCTGTTTCGTCTTGTCGCCAATGCCCAGGATCGCACCCTCAAGGATGTTCTCTGCGTCGCTGGCTGCAACGTCACTGGGCGAATGGATGCCCCAGAAGGTGGTGAAGACATTCCGGATGGCAGCGGCAGCGCTATGCATGGCCGCTTTTGCCCGCTCCAGAATGCTCTGGTTTTGCAGGCCTTCCACAACGCCCAGCATGACATATTCGCCGTTCTCGGCCATCACCTTGGAAGGCGAAGCAATACCAAAGAACGATTTGAACGCTTCAACGATCTTTCCGCCCAGCGATTTGATGCCGTTGATCGCCATGCCAACCGGCCGGTCGTCCTCAAAGATCTCGCCGAACCAGTCAAAGATGCCCAATGCCGCATCCTTCATGGCATTTCCGATACCGCTGAACAGTTCACCCCATGTTTCCGGAACACCAAGGAAACTCAGGCCGTCTTTCGCCAGCTGCCAGCACTCCGGGATCACGGCACGGACCAGCGCGTCAAATGCCTCGACAATAGGCCCGGCGCAGTTCTTGATCACCTCGCAGAGCATCGTCACCACGGTGGTCAGTGCTTCCTGAATGTCCGGTGCAGCGTTGATGATAGCTTGACAGATCGGTCCTGCAAACATGGAAAGAACACCCATCGCCGCAGTCGCCAGCGCGATCACGCCAAGCGACTTTGCGAAGTTCCAGAATGCTTTTGCCAGCAGTTCCAATCCAACTGCCAGCTGAGGCATTGCTGTCAGAAGAGCACCACCCAGCATGGTGATGAGCATTCCGTCCAGAAATACCTGTAACGCCTGCCCGACAGTTTCCGGGTCAGCATCGCCCAGCAGTTTAATGGCAGGGGCCAGGATCAGCAGCGCCGCGCTCATCTTGAGCATAGCGGAGCCCAGACCATCCAGTGCGGAAGCAACGCCGAATTTTGTGAATACGACTAGCCCGCCAACCAGACTTCCCAGTCCGAGCAATGCGGAAATCCCGCCCCGTAAAAGCTCGCCAATGTCCAATGCCGCAAATTTCTCCACCGCCGCAGCCAGCACATACAGTGCACTTGCCGTCAGCAGGATTCCTGCGCCGGAACTCACGCCACCGGTGGACATGCTGGATGCGATCGTCAGCGCCGTCAATCCAGCCGCAACCTTGATCAATCCGTCGATGGCCGCATCCCCCATCACGGCAAACAGCCCAACGGCTCCTGCCAGTACAACAAGGGAGGCAGACATCACAAGGATGGCCGCGCCGGAGCCGAACTTCGTCTTGGCTGAGAAAGCCGACATGGTGGTCATCAGGAGCATCAGGGTCTTGATGCTGGTCATGGCCGCATCCAGCCGGACAAGCTGAATGTTCGCCAGACTGCTCACGGCCTGCGCTGCGATCCAGATGCCACCGGCCATGGCTGCGATCGCGGCTCCATTTTGAAATCCGGTCGGGCCGATCACCTTGTTCACCGCAGCCAGAGCCGTGGCCATGATGGTCAGCAGTCCGCCCAGCGAAACCACCGCCATACCGGCTTTTACCAGGCTGGTGAACTTGATCTCGCTCAGGGGCTTCAGGGCGGTGGAAAGCACCTTGATGGCACCGCTCAGCGCCACCAGCTCCACCGCCGTCGAAAGGATCACTTTGTGGTTCATGGCCTTCTCGCCTACCACCAGCGCCAGAGAGAGCTGACGCATCGCCAGCATCATGGCAACGATGGACGCGGTCGCAACAACCAGCGCTGCGGCATTTGCTGCAATGTCGCCCTTCTGCAGGACCTCCATGACCCGGGAAAGTCCCTTGGTAATGGAGCCAATGGCAATGCCCAGTCCGACCAGCGCCGCAGCAGTGCCCCACAGGGTCGCCGCGTTCAGGGCGCTGGCTTTCAGGTTGTCAAATGCTTTCGTGAACCGCTTGGTGGTAGGCTCCAGCAGCTTTGCCGAGACCGTCAGCAGGGTAACGAAGCCAAAGACCGTAATGGCGATTTCCGTGAACCGGTCGGGTTTGATCCGGCTCATCACGTACATGGCACCGGCCAGGATCAGGATCGCGGTGGCCATGCCGGTCAGGGTCTTGGTGCTCTCGTTCTTCTGCCAGGTCTTGATCGCACTGGTCAGCTGCTTAAAGGTGCCGGAGATGGAGTTGAGCATTCCGGTCAGCGGGGTCTCCAGCATTGTTTTCAGGCTCTTGGTGGCTTTTGCCATCTGCCCGATGCTGAACGCCAGCAGTCCCACGTCGATCAGGCTCATAAACCGGTAAACGTCCGTCCCGCTGATGGCATCAAAGCCCTCTTTCACAGCGGTAAAAAACTGTTTCACCGGGGCAAAGGCATCCCCCACCGAGCCGTTGATCTTGTTCATGCTGCGCTGGAAGCTGGAAGCAAACTCGCTCATGGATTTGCTCAGGTTCTTCGGCATGTCGATGAGATTCTGCTGGAAGTCCTCCAGATTCGGCTTTGTCAGCCCAAGTACCTGCACCGCGTTCTCACCAAGGCCACCAAGTTTGGAGAGCAGGGTCGAGATCGCCATGCCCAGCGCACCCAGGATGCCAATGCCTCCGCTTGCTGCGGTCCGGATCACAGCGCTCAGTCCGTCAAAGGCCCGTCTGCCCACGGAGTACAAGGTGCCCAGTAAGCCGGTGCTCTCCTCGCCCTTTTTCAGGAAGGTGTCGATGTACTGCGCGATCTTCGTGTTCTTCAGCATGCTGCCCAGTGCATCCACGGGGCTCAGGAGCTTCGTCAGCGCCGTCTTGATGCCGCCCAGCTTCTCCCGCAGGGTGCCGCTTCCGGTGGCAACTTTATAGATCGTCTCAAGGAAATCCCCAAGCCCGGCTCCCACGCTCAGCATCACCTGTGCCACAGGCTTCGCAGCGTTCGCCAGCAGCGAAAATGCTTCCTTTGCCACCGCGCCGATCTTGCTCAGGATCGTGGTAACGCCTTTCAGCACCGTGAACAGGCCCTTGAAGGTCTTCTTGATCTTCTCTGCGGTCTGGTCGGTGATGATGAGCTTCTGGGTCATCAGGTCGAGCCGTTCGGCAAAGCTGTAAATGCGCTCTCCGTCTGCGGGCGGGAAGATCTCACTGAACGCCTCCTTCACGGGGGCCACCACTTTGCCAATGGCATCCATGATGTTCCAGAAGCTCTGCACCAGATGCTCTCTGCCGGAAAGCTCGCCGATCTTCTGGGCGTACTCGTCCAGATCCAGGGTTCCATTTTGAATCTCGGCGTTCAGCTTCGCAAAGGCTTCCGCATCCCGCTGGATGGTCTCCCGGTCATAGTGCTTTGCGGCCATCTCCTTGTCGCTCAGGGTCAGCAGCTTTTCGGCACTGGTCTGTGCTTCGTCAAGGCTTGCTTTCAGCAGCTGGGCACTTACGCCGTTCTGCTGCAATGCCTTGGTAAAACTGCCCGCTTTGGTGATCTGTTCCTCGGTCACAGCGCCGCTGGCCAGTGCTACCTGCTGGAGGGTGTAGCTGTAGGCATCTGCCTGATCCCCCAGCCTGCCTTGCAGCTGTGCCCATCCGCTGTTCAGTCCGTCCTTCAGCCGTTCGTTCAGCCCGTCGATGCTGGGCACGAAAATGTCGTACAGCCGATCCGAAAGCTCTGTCCAGGTCTCGGTGGCTTCTTCCTTGTTGCCAAAGAAGGTCTCGAATACTGCCATCCATTTTGAGCTGACCGCGTCCTTGGTGGAATCAATGGCCTGTCCAAAACTGGTTGCCTGCTGGGCGGCGAGAGCCGCACGTTCTGCCAGCTCGCCGTATTGACCGCTCAGCTTTTCAAGGGCCTCGGAGCTGGTCATGCCCTTGTTCTTCTGGGTCATCTCGTAGGCCGCTTCCATCATGGAGGCGTACTTCTCAAAGGTCTTTTCCATGACCTTCGTGTTGGCCCACTTTTTGGAAAGGGAGCTCTCAAAGGTGCCAATGGTCACTTCGCCCTTTTTCAGGGTGCCCAGCTCCACCGCTGTGTCAATGAGCTCCTGCTTCAGGGCCTTGGTGGCCGTGCCCATCAGGTTCAGGCTCTTCCAGTCCTGAAGCTGCAAATGTCCGGCGCTGTAGCTCTGGGTCAGGTTCCGGATGGTGCTCTGGAACGCAAAGCCCGTTTTGCCCGCGTCTGCGGTGGCGTTGGCAATGCCCATGATCATGGGGATCATCTTGTCGATGTTGCCGCCCGCAGCCGTCATCTGGGAAAGGGCGCTGGTCATCTCGCTGAAGCTGTAGCTGGTCTCGTCGGAGTACCACATCAGCTTGTTCAGGTAGCCGTTCACCTGATCGATGCTCTTGCCCGTGGCGTTCATGATGGTCTGAACGTTGGAGGTCTTTTCGGTGTACTTGTCCCAGCCGCTGGCCACCTGATCGATGGACAGGCTCTTGACCAGCTTCTCGCCCGCATCCACAAATTTGTTGGTGATGTTCACCAGCGCCGTGGTGGCCACGATGTTCAGGCTTGAGAACTTGGATTCCAGCCGGTCAAGGCTCGTCTGCATGGTGGCAAAGTCCACGTCCTTCGCGGCTGCGTCCAGCTTCTCAAAGCCCTTTTCCGCTCCCTTGAACTGGAGCTTCTCCATCAGCCGGTCAATGGTCGAGATGGTCTGTTTGGTATTTTTCTCAAAATTTGCGTTGTCGAACCGCATTTCAACAACGCGGCTGTCTACTTCCTGGCTCATTCTGTCCTCACCTCGCCCCATGCCCGTGCTGCGATCCGCTCAAAAATGGGCCGCATCGCAGGGTTGATATAATCCACGCCCTCTACGTATCCTCCGTTTCGTGTGCCGTGTCCGTATTGCAGGATCACCGCAATGGGCACACCGTCCACGATGTTGGAGTTTCTCCATGTAATGGTGATGCTCTCTTTTCCCTTGGTCACCGTGTAGCTCCAGCTTGCTGCCGTCTTTCCCGTGTCCTTCGGGGTCGCCTTCGCAAGGGCCTCCACACCCTCCTGTCCGTATCGGTCCAGCAGCTCGTCCAGGCTCAGGTTCGAGCATCGCTTCAAAAATTTCCGGCTCTTCTTCCAGTCGCCCTTCTGGCGAAAGACAATTACTTTTGGCACTGCATTTCTCCCCTTGGCTGCAAGACCACCATTTTGAAATTTCGCAATAGCGCTAATCGTCCAGTGCAAAGTTCACGCCATGCCAAGGGCTCCCCTAGTAGGGGAGCTGGCGAGCGAAGCGAGACTGAGAGGTTTAATCCGTCTCTTACCCTCTCGTCTTCAGCCGGGCCTTTCTCTGCTCGTTCAGCATCCGCTGCTGGGCCATCCGGTCACCCTTGCTCATCTTCTTCGCCGGTGCCTGGCTCTCCTGGCATACCCGGATCAGGGTCAACAATCGGTTCAAATGCCACTTCTCGCACTCTTTCGGAATGCCAAAGCTGAACATCTGGCAGTACAGCACCTCGGCTGTGGTCTCGGTTCCGCTTTTCCGGGGCGGTCGTTTGGGCCGGGGCTTTCCTGCGGTCTTTCGTTCGTTGGGTCTCGGCTCCCCGCTGAACCATGTTGCGGTCATGGGAGCTTCCATATATTCGTTAATGGAACGGTACTGTTCCCTGGTCAGTCTGGCGTACACTTCGGGGTCTACCCCTTTGGTCACCGTCATGCAGCGGATGTAGTCCAGCCACTGCTCCACGGTCAGCTTGTCCAGATTACTCAGGAACGGGATGTTCCAGTTGCTTTCCCAATGAGCCAGGGAGAGCAGTGAATGTTCCAGCTTCAGGACCACGGTAGGCGTGTAGACAAATTCCTCTGTCTTTTCGTTCCACCGCTGTTGTCCTGGTATCGTAAGCGTCATCATTTGCTTTCTCTCCCTGGTATGTGTTCATTGAGGTGCCCTTCTCAGAGCACGCTCCATTTTGAATATTCTTCTAAACAGAGCTCTCCCAAAGGGGAGAGCTCCGCGACGCGCCGACCTTTGACGGACGGAGCGGTAAGAGAGCATGTTACTGCTCCTCAGTGCCCTTCACGGGGGCTTCCAGCACCTTCAGGCCGGGCTGTGCGTTCACAGGGGCGGCCTTCTTGGTCTCCTCCTTCATGTCTTCCGGCAGGATGCCCTCAAAGAATGCGGCCGCGGCCTCGCCGTTGGAGGCCAGCTTGTAGTACAGGTCACTGTAGGCCTGGGTGGACATAAAGTCCGCCAGCACCGCATCGTTCTTGATGAACTTCCGGCCATCCGGGCTCAACACACCGTAGCTCTTGCAGATGATCTGCTTGAACAGCTTGGCAAGCTCCAGCTGGCTCTGGGCGGCAGTGATGCGGTTGATCATCTGCACAAGGCCGCCCTCGGTGGTCAGCTCCATCTCCATGATCTCGGCACGGGTCAGATTGAAGTAATAGTCTTCGGTTCGCTCCGTACCGCCAAAGTCCACGGTGGTCATCGTCTTTTTCAGCATTTTTCTTCTCCTTTATCGTGTTCATTGATGCCTGGCTTCTTACACCTGGCCCTCGCTGTCGGTGATCAGCTTGATCAGCTCGTCGGGGGAAGGCAGGGTCGCCTCGGCAGCATCGGTGCCCCAGAGCTTGTCCTGAATGGCCTTCACGGTGGCAGGCTTCAGCTTGGAGCAGTCGATCTCCACGTGGCTGGTGGGGCGGTGGCCGGTCACGCTCACGGGGGAGGTGGTGCACTCCCAGCTGAAGGTGATGGCATCGGGGTTGTCGTTGATGGTGGCATAGCTCTTCTCGCTGGGGGAAGCGGTGCTGTTCCACGCAATGTGGATCTTCTGGCCCACCTCGTCATCAACGTCGTTGCCCACGGTGGTCACCCAGCTGAAGCCAAAGCCCTGGCGCTTCTGCTGGCCGATGGAAACACCCGTTGCAACCTGTGCGGAACCGTCGCAGGGCTCCCACTCGGTGGGGTAGGTGTAGGCTTCGATGGTGTAGCCGTACTCCTCGGCAGAGCGCAGAGAAGCATACTTGATATCGTCGGCGTAGAGCTTGGTCTCCTCAGCGCCGGAGGGGCTCTCGGTCACGGCGGTCAGGCCATTCCAGGCCACGCCCTTGTCGTAAGCGCCGGTGTTGTTCATGGGATACAGGACACCCATCTTGGTGCCCATCTCGTAAAACTTTTCGCCGACAGCGTCCCAAATCAGTCTGGGCATATAGTTCCTCCTTAGATGTAGATCGTAAAAACGGTGTGGTATAATCCGTCCGAAACAAAAGAGCGGTCGTAGGTGCATTTTGGCAACACACTTACGGCCGCTTTGATCTTGCTGTCAGGGTCTTTGTCCATCACAGTCACCGTGTAGAACGGATGCTGGATGTACACCCTGTTGTTTGCATGGTTGTTCCGGATTCCGGTTTCGCTGTACACGATGCAGGGATACTGGAGCTGGAATCCCGCTTTCGGCTTAAAATAGAGGTGGATCGACTTTCCGTTCTCCTTCAGCACTTCGCGCAGGAGCGTGTCAACCTTCAGCCGTGCTTCCATTCCAGAGCCCTCCCAAAGTCAGGATCAGGCGCGGGTATTGTACCTTCACGCCGGTCACCTGCCATTTCTGTCCCATAAACACCGCATACCGGAGATCGTAGAGATGGTCGTTCGCAAACGGGTCAGCCAGAATGCTCAACTGGTTTCCAACCGTGATATCGGGGTTCACCTTGTCCCCCATCTGCATCTGCCGTCCAAACTCCAGCACGTCCCCATAATAGGTGCGTTCCGTCATCTTCTCGGTAAATACGCTGGGGGCGGTCTCCTCCACCTTATCTGCAAATCCCAGCTTCCCGCAGTATCGCATCTCTTCTCACTCCATTTTGATTTGTTGTGGCTAACCTTGAAACCTGAAAAGATCAGGCCTCGTCCGCAGCCATGGTGCAGGTGGTGGCGGTGGTGCCGTCGGTCACGACCACACCGGCAGCCATCAGGGCCACAGGCAGGCAGGTCTTGTCGGCAGCCATCACGATCAGACGGCCCAGCTTAAAGGCCTTCTCCACGTCAGCCTTCTTGGCCTGAACCTTGTGGGCCTCGTCCTCGTACAGTTTCTTGTCGGTGTGCAGGTATGCAACGTAGTTTGCCACGTGCAGATCATAACCGGTCTCGTAGATGGTGTTCAGCATAGTTCTATCCTTTCTCTTTAAGCAGCCCACTCAACAGCCATGGCGCTGAACGGGGTGGTCAGAGCGCCGGAGCAGCGGGTCTCGATCAGGTACTTCTGGGCGTTAAAGTCGATGTCGAAGTCGTCGAACATGGAAACAGCGCCGCCCTTGTCTGCGCCAACGGTGTAGTCAGCCAGGTTCACGATCAGGCAGACCAGGTCACCGCCCTTGGCACCCTTGCGGCCCTCCATCTCGGGGATGGTCACAATGTTCTTCACACGCAGCTTGCGGGCCAGAGCAGCCTCGTCAGCATACAGCGGGTGGCCGATGCCGTCCTCCAGCAGGAGCATCTCGGTCAGAGCGTCCTCGGTGGTGAACAGGGTGGGGGTGCCGGAGCCGCGGTACTCCTTGCGGCTGCGCAGGATCTGCTTGATCAAGGCTTTGTACTTGTCCTCCACGGTGGCCAGGCCGGTGGTCTTGCACTGGACCTTGATGGTAAACAGGTCGCTGTCGTTGAACACAGGGCGGATGCAGTTCTCATCGATCTTGTCCTCAGAAGCAGCCAGACGGCCGTCGCCCAGCAGGTAAGCCAGAGCCAGCTCACGGTTCAGCTTCAGGCGCATCTCCTGCTTCAGCCATGCCACAACGTCAAAGCTGGTAATGTCGATCACGTCGTCGCGGTCCAGCTTCTGCTTCTTGTACACGGTGGTGGGACTGGTGGAGCGGCGCAGCAGGCCAAAGACCTCTTCCTTCTTGAAGTTGCCCTTGATGTAACCCTTGGCGCGGGCATCCTCCTCGGTCAGGTCAGCAAACATGCTCTTGAACCGGCTGAAGGGAATGTGGTGCACAGCGCCCATGACCACGCTCACCCAGTCGTCGGGCTTATCGATGATGCGGGGCGTGGTGTCCAGCAGGTGATCCTCAGGGAACAGCCAGTCGATGTTGTCGATGCTGTGGGCCAGCTCGTCACTGTCCATGCCGGCATCCTCAAAGGCAGCCTTCATGGTGCCGTGGCTCTTTGCGGTCTTGACCACGTTGTTGATCTCTTCGATGCTGTGCTTCAGCACGGTTGCGTTGGTATCCTTGTCGAAAACATTCTGCTTCACGGTATCGTCCTCCTCACCGTCATCGTTGTCGCCGCCTTCCTGCTCTTCCAGGGCCAGGCCCACCAGAGCGTGGCAGCACTCTTTCTGCTCGTCGGTCATGCTGTTGTAGACCTGTTCGAGCGTCTTGCCTTCGTTCTTTTCGTCCGCCATTTTGGCTTCCTCCTGTGTTGCTTCGTCGTCGGTCACGGCATCGCCGCTGTCCGCACTGTGTGTAAGGTCTTCCAGCGGGTTGCCCTCGGGGTCCATGCCGTGGGTCAGGCTCAGGCCGTCCTCGTTGTAGATAAAGGCCTCGCCGCCCTCGTAGTCCTCATCGGCGCTGTGCTTTACCACCTCGTCGATCAGGGCACCCGGGTTGCATCCGGCCAGCACCAGGCTCACTTCCCGGATAAAGCCGTGCTTCACGGTGCTGCCCACCTTCTTCAGGCCGTTGGCAAAAATGGAAAAGGCGCTCAGGTCGCCGCTTTCCACGCACTTTCGGGCTGTCCGGCCGGTGTCCGTGTCGTTGAACTTAGCGTAGCAGTACACGCCGCCGGGCCGGTTCTCCAGCAGGCAGTGGCCGATCACGTTGTCCACGTTGGAGTGGTCGTGGTTGTATATCATGGGCACAACCTTGCCGCTGCACTCCTTAAAGGCATCCTGCGCGATCACCAGCCCGTCATAGCACCGGACGTTCGCTTTCGTCGCCCAGCCGCTGCAATCGTAGTCAAAATTAACCATTTTGATTTGCAATACTCCTCTCTACGGCATCCCGCCCTGCCGTGATCGTTTTGTTCTGCGCCGCAATTTCCTCACTGCTCTGGCTGATGTTTGCATTCCGCAGTTCATCTGCCTTGGGGTCCTTGCTGGGTTTCATGCCAATGGCCTGCCGGAACTCGTTGGAGGTCATGATCTCGTTGCGGGTAAACTTGTCGGCCATTTCGGCAACGGCGGAAACAGGGGTCAGCTTGAACGGGTCACGGAAGTACATCACAGATTCCCGGTTCGCCCGGTCGTCCTCGGTCAGGAACTTCCGCCGGATCTCGTCCACGGCAGCCGCCACAATGGGTTCGATGGTGCGGTTCTCGTAGTTGGTCATCACAGCATCGGAAGCAGTACCGTTCATGATCTCCGGGGTGATACCCAACTGGCTGTATGCCATGTTGGTCAGGTATTCCACGGTCTTCAGAAGGTTGTTTTCGAGGCTGCGGTTCAGCTGCGTGATATGCTCCGTGCCATCGGTGTAGGCAATGCCGTATTTGGAACCGGCGAGCTGCTGTTCGATCTGTGCCCGCCGTTCTTCGGCCTGTTTCTTCCGGATCTCGCCCTTCACAACGTAGGGCAGCTGGATGATCAGGTCGAGTTTGCCGCTGCCCACCTGCTCGTCGATCACGTCCATCAGGTTCAGCTTCCGGATCAGGCGCTGCACCGTGCCGTTGGGTTCGTTCATCACGGCATAGAACGGGTTCTCCACCAGGGCCACCCGTGCTTTCGGCAGGGTGATCTCTTCCTTCCGTCCGGTCTGGTCGTTATACACTTCCAGCCGCACGTCGTCCGGGTACCATTCCAGCACCTTTCCCACCCGCATGGATTCGATCCGGGTCTTGCCGGTCTTCCCGTCGTAGTCCACGTCAATTGGCACCAGCGCAATGCATCCCTCATCCAGCATGGAAAGGAACATGTCATATCGCAGTGCCCGGCCCGTCTGGTCCTTGTTGCCGGAAAGGTTCAGGCAAGAATTAAGGCCCGAATCAACGGTTTCGTCGTAGCGTCCGTTTTCATCGAGCCTTACATGATTGATGGTAATTGCCGCAGCGTCCATTGCAATGCGGGTGTTGATGGCCGTCATGATCGTCCGGTCATTGCTTCGGTTCAGCCTTACCCGGTCAGGCCGGTAACTGTATCCTTCGCCGCTTCTTCCGGGGGGATCCCGGTTCAAAAACGCATTCCAGGCGTGTCTCAGTCTGGAGCCAAAGGTTTGTGATGCCATTTTGATTTCCTCCAGACCTTAACTGTCTTTCTTGTCGTCGTCTTTCTTGTCGTCGTCTTTCTTCTGCTGGTTTCCGCCAGCGCTTCCGCTCACAATGGCGTTCGCCAGATCAGGGTTCTTGAGTTCCTTCGTGATGAACTGTTTTGCTGCGTAGCTCATAGCACCGGAAGCGGCCTTGGTCAAAAACTGCTGGGAAGCGTTCGTCATTACGGTCTTCACAAAGCTCTGCCCGCTGTATACATCCTTCCGCAGCTGCTTCACGTCCTTTTGGAGCTGGAGCCGCTCTTTCTCGGCTTTCAGTTCCTTGTTGGGGTCGTCCACCCGGATATTGGTCTGCCCCTGAAGATCCCGGTACTGCCTTTCCATTTGCAGCCGGTTGATCCGTGCCCGAAGCTCCTCGTCGGAGTAGTCCTCCGCATTTTTCCCGGTTCGCTTGGGCGCATACTCTGTCTTGGGCTCCTGCGCATCCTCACCGGCGTTCCCGTCCCCGGCATAGTGCTTCTTGCCTGCGGCCGTCAGGGTACCATCCTTGTTCTGGTACCGCCGCACGCCCCACTTCATGCCCTTGATGCCCCAGTGGTATAGCTCGTCCTTGTATACCTGCATGTTTGTCTCATCACCTCATTTCTTTCCGGCAATGTACTTCTTAACGCTCTTTCCGTCCATGTCCTTCAGCATCGTGATTTTAGGATTATCACCGAACAGGCTCGATATGAAGCTCTTGCCCTTCTTTTTTCCGGAAACGTACTTCCTGGTACTCTTTCCATCCATATCTCGCAGCATTGTGATTTTAGTGTTGTGAGTAACCAACCCCGACACAAATTTCTTGCCTTTTTCGACAGCGGTCTTGATGCGTTGCTTCGCTTTCCGCAGATTCGGATGATCTTTCACGGTTTTGGCTTCGCTCGTGGCGGTGGCTCCGGTCGGAGTTCTTTTTTCGTTAGAGAGATAGTGAGTGGTATAGACACCAAGTCCTTTTGCACGCTGAATATCTTTGTTAGCAGTGCCACCATCCACCATCGATGTTCCTTTTCCGGTTACAAAGTACGTCGTGTTCTTTTTGCCCTCGAATTTAGGCGAATACCGGTTGTTTTTCTGCCGAGTCATGTACGCGCCATATTCTCGCGCATCGTAGAAATAACGATACTGGGTAAATCCCAATTTGTTACGTCCAACAGCAACACGGGCATAGTATTTGTGCCCCTTTCGCTCTTTTCCCAGCTCGCCATGCGCCAGATAGTTCCAATAATCGTTCATTTTTGCTCACCTCATTCTTTCAACCGTGCGTTGGCAACAGCTTCATTGCCCTCTTTACTTTTTCGTTATAAGTACAGCCGTTCATAAATCCTCCTATTATAATTTTCGACAGATTTTCCATGTTTCTTATTGCCTTTTTCTGCACTTATGCTATACTCAAGGCATAGAAGCAAAAGGAGCTGCCGCCCATGTTTACTTGTCATTGCCCGAACTGCGGTAAGGAATTGGCCGTCCCGCGATGGCTGCCACGCACGGTCACCTGCGAGAACTGTCATACAAAAAGTATCGTGCCCTACGATCAGGATCCTGACTTCAATGAGTACAATGCCATTGCGAAGAGTAAAGTAAAACTGAACGATTTCAGAACAGCCCATCCCGGATTCACTAAGGGAATTGGAATCGCAGGTATCGTTGCCCTTGCCGCAGGAACATTTTATTTAAACCTGAAGGATGACAATGCTGCCCTTCCGCAACTCACGGAATCCACGAACGAATTGCCTGAAGACCAGAATCACTCGCTGTCCATAGATGCAGATGCGGAACAGGATAATTCCATATCTGCAAAGGGTTTTTCCGAACCAGAAGAATCAGAGCCTGATCACCGGAAATATGCGCCTCGTAATCCGGACGACTATGAAACCATCATACATTCGCTTGGCTTGATCATGGTTCATCTCCATGAAGGTTGTCATCCGTCTCAAGAGAAGATTGATGAGTTCAAAGAGCAGACCGGAGAAGACCTTCCTCCGGATATGACATTCCGAGATCCGCATGATCAACCATATCAAGTAAAGAAAACCTGAAGGGAGTATCTCTATGGAAAACTACTGCATCAACTGTGGCCGTGATCTTCGCAATGCGCCTTACACAGCGCCATGGGAAGATGGCGATAACGAGGAAGGCTATTGGACCTGCCCCTCCTGTCACACCAAAAATATTGACTGGGCTTCCGCAGATGACGATGACTGACCCTCTATTTGGATTTCCTGCGCAAAAACAAAAACCGCCAGCGTACTACGTTCTGTTTCGTGATACGCTGGCGGTTCCGTTTTATTCAAACGCATCCCGGTTCTGTTTCCACGCCACATAAGCGTCCATCATGGCAGCCACGGCATCGATCTTCTGATCCTGCCGCTGTTTGTAGAGCTTCCGGTTGCCGTTGGTGTCCACCAGCGTAATGCAGTTGCCCATGGCAAATTGCATCAGCTGTTCGTCAAACAGCAGCTTACGCTGTTCGCTCAGCTTTTTCAGCTCACCCAGCGGCACGCTTTCGGTCTTTGCACCCTGGATCACTTTCACAACGCCAAAGGTGCTGTTTTCATCGCCCCAGCGCTTCACGAACTCCTGTGCGTTGTAGGGGTCGTAGCCAAACGCCCGTACGTCGTACTCGTTCTCCATGATAAAGTTGTCCAGGTCATCGTACACCTGCATCATGTCCAGGACCGTGCCGTCAAACACGAACAGGGTCCCTTCCCGCATGAATTCCTCATACTGCTGCCGTCTCGAAGCCGGAAGCTGGCTGAGGGTGTAGGATGTGATGTAGTCCCTCGTCTTGACCCCAAAATATCCGTTGGACAGCGGAAACAGGAAGGTAAAGGCGCAGAAGTCGTCGCCCATGGAAAGGTCCGCGCCCATGGCACAGGGCATCTGCCAGAAGCTTCTCTTCCTGTGGCACAGGGTCTCCTCGTAGGGGAAGAAATAGGTGTAGCCCTCCATAGGCAGGTTGAAGCGCTTGGCCAGAATATCGTTTCGGGCGCTGGGGGATTTCTCCGCACGCTCCACGTCCAACTGGTAGGTCTCATAGCTCACGGTCTTGCCCAGGTTCGGGTTGGCCTTCAGCCACATCTCCGGCTGGCCCACTTCCTCAATGGAGTCCAGCTTGTAGTACCAGATGGACACATGGGGGTTGACGTACTCCCCTTTCAGGATGCTCATCAACTCCATTTTGATGTCGTCGCCGCAGCCGTTGCGCACCGTGCCCTCGGAGGAAGCCGCCACGATGAGGTAATTCTCGTTCTTGGCCGCGCCCTGCTCAATGGCACCAATGGGGTCTTCCCGGATGTCGCAGGAGAGCCACTCGTCCACGGTCGCCACAGTGTCGCGCCGTCCTTGCAGCTTCTCAATGGTCATCGGGCGCACTTCCAGCAGGCTGTTGGTCAAAAAGTTCTCGATGCCCTTCTTGGTGGAAGCCATCTTCACCCGGTCTGCCTTGGAGCCGGTGGTATTTTGCAGGCTGCCCTCGGTCATAAACTGGAACACCGGCCCCTTTGCCCGCGCCAATGCGGTGCGGAAAGGTGCCAGCACCTCCTCGGCCTGTTTCATAGTCGGAGCGGTGGTCAGCTGCTGGGTCGTGGTGGTGTACGCCGTCAGGAAGTACGCCTGCAAAAACTCCAGATACATGGTTTTCGCGGCCGATCGGGTAATGATGAGGTATTGCTTTGTCACCAGCCGCTTTTTCAGCCGCCGGGTCTCGTAGTGTCCGCCGCCTCCGCGCTCGTTCGGCACAAAGACGCTTCGTTCTACAAAGTAGTACCACCCAAAGATCTCTTCAGCCCATAACTTGAAACTGTCCAGCAGCTTCACGTCGGTGCCGTCGGTCAGGGTCAGCTCATCCTCGCAAAAGGAGATAAAGCCGTTCACCGCCTTGTCGTCATAGTAGATGCCCGGGTTGGCGATCAGGTCGTCGATCCGCTCCATCTCCATGGCAATCTCCCGGCATACGGGTATTTCGCCACGCATCACGGCCTCCCGAAAACGGCCGTAGTAAATCGGCGTGGCCGTGTTCGATAATGCCATTTTGGTTCCTCGTCTTGCTCCGTTTCACTTGTTCAGGCTTTGGGCCGGTAAAAGGGCTTGTCCAGGGTGTAAAAGCATCGGATATCCTCCGGGCATTCGCCGGTTCCCTGTCGGGTGCATCCGTTGCAGATATCCTGCGTTACCCGCCCAAACCAGTCCTTTTTCTCTGGTGTTTCCATCCAGTGCTCCACCCATCGCGCTGCTACTGTCCGTCCCATGTGTTGTCATGCTCCACGTTCAGCCGCCATTCCATCTCGGAGGCGGTATTCTTCAACGCTTCCATGGTTGTGCTGCTCTGGGGCGGGTCAAAGCCCAGCAGCCGTACCTTCACGGCCACGTAAGCCTTCACCGCTTCCACCTTCACCGGGTCGGCAACGAACTCCGTCCATTCGTTTTCTTTCCCGGAAATGGCGTACCCCTCGCCGGGCCCCACGCCCATCTGCACCAGTGCAAACAGCGCCATGTTGATGTACATGATGATGTCCGCATCAAAGTCGGTGCACTCCTCGGCAATGCCCAGCAGCTTCTTCACGCTCGTCAGGATTGAATTCATTTTGATTCCTCCTCGGCATCGCTGTCGCCACCCATAATGTAGCTCATCATGGCGTAGTACCAGTCCTTCTGAGCCCTCGCCAGCAGTTCCAGTTCGGCCAGATGGTGGGGCGCACCGTCCTTACCCATGGCCGCTTCTTTCTGTGCACTCTCCTTGACCAGCTTGGCCAGCCTCTCAGCATCAATCGCCACTTGACCAGGCTTCAGCAAAACGAGGTCTCCCCCAGCACTCGGAGCAGCGTTTTGTGCGACCACAGCCTGATTCTCATCCCTCTGCGGGACAATCTTCATCCCATCAAGCGTAATATCCCCGGCCCGTGTTGCCCGCACCTGCTGCCCATCTGCATTTGTCGCCAGAGCATCATCAAAGTCGAAGCCCTTGTTCCGCGGAGCAGCCATATAGCCCTGCTGGAGCCCGGCTTCCGCAATGCCCACGTTCGCCCAGAGCAGTGCCTCGTCCAGCTTGGTCAGCGCCAGGCTTCTCGCACGGCTCGGTGCAAGGTGCTGGAGCATCGCCTCTGCCTCTTCCAGCTTCCGCCGCAGCCCCATGGCATAGTCCTGCTCTCGCCGGTTAAATGCTTTTTTCTGGTACATACTCATTTCCTCCACTGGATATCAGACTTTCTTCTTTACATACAACACATGGATTGATATACTTATCTCAAACGGTTTTTCTTATACTTCGGAGGCAATATATGCAGTCTTACACCTGTCCAAACTGCGGTGCTCCTGTAAAAATGGATGACCACGGTGCATTTCTCGAGTGTCCTTATTGCGGATCACAGTTCAAGCCCGATGATTCTTTATCTGATGAGCCAAGCAGTCGTTAAACGGATTCGGACGATGATAACGAAGAACTCCGCACCTATGCAGAAATAGTAAATCGCCATATTCCAGAATTTTCGGTCACCGAATTTATCGATAGAGCCAAGCATATTCTCGAAAAAACTCTTGATTTTCTCGGCGATCACGGAATGTACATCCAAGTCGGTGTCGTTTTGCTTTTTGTCGCCTTAGCCATTGTCAGTTTCTTCTTGTAACTTATTCATGTTTTTATCCATGGGCAGGTGTCGCCCGGTCGTCTTTCTCCGTCCGGCAGCTTCGGGCCCTTTCCCGTTCCATAATGGATCACCTTGTGCGTTGCCGCCGAAACACAAATGGCGTTCTCCGGATCAAGCAGCTTTTCGCTGTGCTGGAGAACGTCATTTTTTGTTATGGGGTTTATGTGGTGAATGGAGATCTTCGGTCGGATCGGCCTTCCGTCCCGCAGCACCCAGTCCGTGATCGGGTGGTCTTTGCACCCCAGGTCGCATCCCATGTCCCGGGCAATAATTCTGTCCCGGAACTGCCGCCACTCTCTCGATTGGTAGAAGTCCTGGTTCAGCCATCGATCAAACCCAAAGGTATCTCTCCCCACTTCCCCGTGCAGCTGTAAATACTCCAGCCTCTCCTCGTATGTCGGCAGCGTGCAAAGTTCCGTGTAGCTTTTCATGTAAACAGCTCCAGTATCTCGCAGAGTGCAATAACCCCGGACAGTACCCCGAGAACATACAGCATGGTCGTACTTACAGCATTTTCCGGATGCTCCCCCAAGTATACGGCCACCATGAAGATTGCAAAACTGCATAACCACAGTACAGCCAATAGCATCTGGATATTCGTTATTGACATTTCACCCAACTACCCCATTCTTACGCAGCAATTCATACAGCACCAACATTACACACCACAGTAGCGCAGGCATTCCGAAATGCGCAAATATCTCAAGCGCATAACTCCGGGTGTGCTTCTCGACCCACTCGGCAAAGAATAGTGGTACGAAAATAATCATCACAACCATGCTAAGGGCAAATGCAACGTCAATTAATGTCATACTCGTCATCCTCTCCCAAGCCGTTGTATTTCTTCATGGCAGCAATGGCCTTCTCGTACATCTCCTCGGAGTGCTTTGCATTCTGGAGTGTCTCAGTCTTTGCCCTCAGCAGCTTGTTTTCCTCTTCCAGCTTTGTTTTCTCCAACTCGTTCTTAGAGGTCGCCAGCTTCAGAAAATGGGTCGTCTCAGCGCTGGATGCCGTACCTTCCAGCAGTCGTTTCTCAACCAGCTTCATCGCCAGGTTGATCATATAGTTTTCTTGTGCTTCCGGGGTTCTTGCAGGCCGCGAAGTTGCAGCCGACATTTCGCCCGGAGCAGACTTCTTAGGTTTCATTGCAATAACCTCGTTTCACATTCTTATTTTGCTTTTGCAAGGGTTCATGGGAGTCGCAGTAGTACCAGTTAAGCCTGTCTCATTTGAAAGGAGAAGAAAAAGCAGATCATGCCCAATGGAGGTTGAACATCGTGAAAGCCCTGAACCCAAATATATAGGAGGATACTACTCCCATGAGCCCTTGCAAAAACCGCCGAAGCCCCGGTCTACACCCCAGAACCTCGGCAATTTTCCATATGACTGTAAATCTTAACACCTGCTGTGGATACAGGCATCGAGAGTTTACACAAATATAATCGGCAGCTTTCGCTGTCGGAGCCTTAAAGCCCAAATATCAATTTTCCCTCCGGGGAAATATCACAGACCAGCGCGATTTGAGAGGGGGTGTCGATTTTGGGACCCCCTCCCTATGGTTTACGCGGTTTGGCCGAGCGTGTCCTCGTCAGGCACGGTGATCTTGAGCTTCTTGTAAATGTTTATCGGGTCAGCAGCAACGATCTTGTCGATTGCCTTCTCAATTTCATAGGCATTTTCGTTGTCCGTGAACTGAGATGAGGTCTCGGCGATCCTCATAAGCAAACCGGAAGAGTTGTAACCGTGCTCGACATCATACTGATACCACTTCTCGAACTCCTCGTACGGACTGTACGGGTTGTCAAAGGTGGTAAGAAAGCATCGAACCATTATTCAAAGCCTCTTTCTTAATTGATTGTTATTTGTTGAGCGCACTGTAAACCGTGGACTCCGGAACACCGCAGGCCTTGGCGATTTCAGCATAAGAATAACCGCTTCTCAGCATTGCGTTTGCTTTGGACATCTTTGCAGAAGTCATAACAGCAACATTTTTCGGCATTGCACGTTTTACAATTTCATCAGAATCAGACGAATTAAGAAATTTCGTCAACATATTGTCGGAAATTGCGCCAGCCTGAACAGCTTCCCATTCCCTGTCCGTGAAGGTAATCTTGGACTTGCGTCCGCTTGCGCCAACAGAATCGCGAGCACGCTGCATCTCAACAGAAGAGATCTTCTTGATTTCTTTCTTGTCGATCGTAGGATCCAAGCCCTGTTCCTGAATCTTCGCCTTAATATTGGCGTTCGCAATCAGCATCGCTTTGCGCTCCTTAGGCTTGTTAGCGACCATGTTGTTATACTTCTCTTTCAGGGAGGCAACCTCAGGCGCATAGGTCTTGGCCGCTTCAGGGTTACGCTGGATGCCCTTCATGTTGACCGCCTCTTTGCGCGCCTGGTTGGCCATGGCCTTCAGCTTGTTGGAGAAGTCCGCGTACAGGTTCTCTTGGATGGTGCCAGAAGACAGCGTGCGCGCATCCTTCGTTTCGGAGATCAGACTGACTGTATCTTCAGCCTTACGTTCCTTACCCGTCTTGGGGTCAGTAAAGGTACGTCCACTTTCTTTGTAGATGTATTCGCCAGTTTCCTTATCAACTCGAACACTGCCACGACGCTCGGGTACACGAACCGTCTGCTTACGGCGAGACAGGAGCGTGGATGCGCCACCATAATGCGTAGCGCCTTCCTCGTCCACACGAATCTGCCACTTCTGCTTCAGCTCGGGGATACCATTCTCTCGCTCAGAGCGCTTATAGTCCAGCTTATGCTTTTCCGCATCGATAACGACCATGGAGTGCTTAACCGCACGTGCAAGCTCGTCCTCATCAGCACCTCGCAATGTCATATCAGTGATGAGGTTGGAGATCACGCCCATTTCGCGCTGCTTCTCCTCTTTCTTCATCAGCCTGACATTGTTCGGATTGCCTTCAGGAACTGCATAAGCGGTCTTGGGATCGAATCCTTCCAATGCTTTCAGCGCACGAGTAGACTTAATGTTGACTTTGTCAGTAACAGGGATTGCCATAACCGTGTCGCCATCGAAGTCAGCACCAGACAGGCGCTCTGCAACCTTTGCATTGATGCCGATTGCATCCTGAATTGCACCGAGATTCCGCTTACCGCTGACATTCTTGTTGTTGACAGTCACAATGGGAATCTCAAAGGTACCTGCATGAGGATAACGGATCAGTGCAAGCCGAGTGCCGTTCTCATAGGTGGGGCAATACGCCTCTGTCTCCTTGATCTTATTGATCGGCAGGATAACCTTCGTGGACTGACCAGGGAAAGCAGATGCCTTCAGGGTCATGGACGTTCCCTCAACCGTATCAGCAAAATCGTTGAGCAACTTCTTTTTGACCGTAGGATTATCGTACCGCATGATTTCATCATATTGGGCTTTGTAATCCGCGACAGTAAGGTTAAGCTGGTTCTCGATCAGCTTCTTGGGCTGCTTGGAAAGGAACTGAGAAGAGACGTTCCGGGACATCGTATCCCAGTCGCCCTCTTCTTTCAGCTTGTTGATCGGCGAGAGGTGCTCTTTGCCATCTTCGCCGATATACATGCTCTGTCCGTTGGCCTTGATAGCTGCGCCAAACGGGTTATCAGGATCCGCTTTTGCTTCCTTGAGGACCTTCATTTTGGGCGTGCCAGAAGGCTTATTGGTGTTGAACATAACGTCCACACCATCCGGCAGATCATCAGAATAGACTGCCATGCCCTTCAGATAATGGTCACCGTCAACGAGGATACGAACCTGCGCATAATGGCTCTTGCCGAGGTCAAGGTCGGGCACACCACGGCGAATCTCCATAACACCGTCTTTGTCCAGACCGCCTTCATCGCCATAACGAATTGCAACTCGACTGGAATCCAGACTAGAGGGGCGCTGAAGCTTCGTGAAGGTCTCGCCGCCATCATCAGAGTGGTAATCGCCCAGAGAATCGATCTGATCCTGATGCTGATAAGCATACTTCTGGTCGAACTCCGGCTTTGCGAGAACCGTGATGTTCGTCTGCTGACGGACATTGGTCGGCTGTCTGATACCAACGCCATAGCGCTGGTAGCCATATTCTGCTTCCAGAATATAAGCAGCCTCGTCCAGCTTACTTTCCGACACTCCGAGGACCTGATTTGCGCCCTCAGAAATATCAATCATGCCCTTCTTATCGACCTCTTCTTTCAGAGTCGCGGCAATCTTCTCAGCCTGGCTGGCTTTTTCGCCAATCGCATTGTTATACTTGGACCTCACACTGGACTCGCTCATGCCGAGCTTGTCGCCAATTTCCTTCCAACCAAGACCGTCATCCTTCAGCGCACGAATCTGATCGTACTCCAATGCCTTACGGTCATGGCCTGCTTTCTGACGTGCAGTGCGGAACTCGGTCAGGCCCATCTTATACTCGTCAGGGAGAGAGTCGTTGATGGTCTCCAGAATCTCCTTCTCCGAGAGGCCCTTCTTTTTAAGCTCCTCTACACGAGACAGGAAATCGCCGGAATGCTGATACGGGTTATCGCCGGAGCCCCAAGGATAGCGACCAGAATGTCGCTTGGTACCATAGTGCTCCAGGATATTGCTTTCGGAAGTGATGCCAAAATAAGAACGGAGGTCTTTTTCAATCGGATTCATGCTGCCACTCCTAACAAAATATCAGTGATGATCGGGTCGAACTCTTTGATTTTAGCGATGACGGGGCTGATTTCCTCTTCAGTGGGGTTCTCGACCCAAACTTCATCGTTCTGGTAGATACGGAGCTCCATCCGAATATCTTTCGGGTGGTATCCGTACTCCAGGCAGAACAGAGCGGCATAAATATAGAGCTGCTCCATATGTGCAGGAACAGCTCCGGTTTTTAAGTCGTGGATGCGAAGGAACCCATCGTTGAACGAAATGGCATCCGCAGTTCCATAGCAGTTGTCGCTGTAATACAGCACCTGCTCGGTATCCATGCGGAAACCAATGGCATCGTTCACGTAGGTATTAAGGGTTTTCTTGTTCTTCGGCAGTTTTTGCTTCAGATCAATGCACTCTGCTGCAAATGCGTGCAGCCGTGTTCCCCGTTCCTTCGCCTGGTAATTAAGAACTGCATTGGTCAATCTATCTGCGTCATAGTTCAACCAATGGTAGTTACTTGCTCCGAGGAGGGCATGTTTCCCCGTGAGCCTCGAATGATCTCGCCAGTTCATTAAGAACTTCCTCCTTGTTTTCGGGATATATAAAGGCCGCAAAACTCATCTCGTCCATCTGGTGAACGTAATAGTCCTGATTTGGACGATGAGATGCACTCGCTGACTTCTTGCCCTCCAATGCGCCCCATGTTGTGCCGTAGAGAACCAAGAGATCGGGGATTCCCTGAATCTCGTTTGGGTCAAGATGGACAACCATGCAGCCAGGAAAGCGTTCTTTCAGTTCCCTTATCAATCCTGTCTTGAATTTGTTTTCGAGCATGATACAACCTCCAAAATAAGAGGAATAGTGCATCCTGAGACGCATTCTATTCCCCCCATAAAAGGGGATGTTTTTCTCGCGTGAGTTTTTAGGAAAAAATGTGAATTTTTAGGAATTTTCAGAGCAAAAGAAAAAGCCCCTGCATTTTTCGTGCAGAGGCAATGCCGTGGCTATATTAAATTAGGTGAAAGAAATCAATCTCGTATCCCGGTGCACCAGCAAGAAAAGCTCGACTACCATCGTCATCTTCCATATACTTGTACTCTCCGTAGTCTTCATCAGGCTCAAGGTTAGAGGTCATGTAATCATCCGGGTTGATGCTTCTGGAAACATCTTCCGCTTCGAGGTGCGCCCCGCATTTAGGGCAGTCCCATTCGAGCTCACGAGTTTCCACCATTGGCTCACCACAAACACAAATCGGACGTTTCGTATGAACCTCTGCAAATTTATTTGCAAAACATTCAACTTCATTTCCATATTGGTCAGTTGCGATCCAATGTTCAATACCGTACTTATCCATAACTTTTCACCTCATATATGTTAGGAGTGCTACGTTCGTACACGGTGCTTTAAGAATACACTATTTGGCGCTCTTTTGCAAGGTGGAAATGGGTAAAAACTCGCTGTGGCCAAAAACCCGTTTTTTATCCTTTATTACTATATATATATATTTTCATTTTTTTAGTAAGTTAAAGAAAAAAGTGGGTTTTTGGCCAAACGGCATATTTTTAACGTATTTACGTTAAATTTTGTGGCCATTTTTATAAAATTTTTTGGCCACAAAGTGGGTTTTTGGCCACAAAAATGGCACTTTTTTGACGTTTTCTCGAAAAATCCCAAAAATTGCGAAAAATAAAATGGGCAGAAATGGGCATCAAGCGATACCTAAGCCCATGCAAATTATATACGCTATGACCAAAATCACAATGACGATTCCAAGCCACTTGAAATAAGTAGCAGCAGTTTTGTTAGCGTCTTCGGTTCGCCATCTCTCCTGTTCCATCTTCTTAAGCTCAAGTTCTTTCGCATCCTTGGACTCTTGGATCCGTGCTTCATCCACAAACCGATGCGTCTCCTGATAGTCATCGAGCCGAATCTTCGTCCCACAGAACTCACAAAACATAAAGTCCCGGTTGTCATCTTTCACCGTAAGATCCGCACCGCAGCCAGGGCATTTTACCGTCCGTGCCATAAAAGCACCTCCTATTCGTCATGTATTTAGGATATCATGTGCTCTGCCCATAGTCAAGTAAATCAGGGTGGCCTCACCCAAATAACATTTTTATCCAGTTTCATACCTTAATCCTCAATCTCAAACATCACATTCTCCGGTGAGATGATCGTATCGCACTTCTTACCCTTGAACCGAAACCTCACAAACTGGTTTGTCAAACCGGAAATTTTCTCAACCAGCCCGTATTCACCACTAAAATTAGCCACGATCTTAGCCCATACTCTCCCCTGCTTGGCCAGTTCGTTAAATTCACCCGCGGTCATTACCCACACTCACCTCCGTCATCAAACTTCTCCCTGCCGCATACAAGAATTTCTTCAGCGACAGCACCTTAATATCGTACGTACTCTTCAAATTCTCCAGCTCAACATTAACCTCGCCAGAGCGATATTCCGCCATATCCAATGCATACCGCATCCGGCGATCCGCAACACCAGGGCTGCAATTGAACTTATCTGCCAGTGATGCCTCGATATCCCTCATGGACATAAATCGGTGCGAGTTCAAGTCATCGACGACCATCTCCACAGCCTCGCCCATCAGCTCCCCGCCGAAGGTCAGCATGGGAACCTTCAACTTAGCGAGAAAATCATACGTTCTTTGCTGCATTTCTTATCACCACATCCTTTCCCACTCAGGTTTTCATAATAGCATTCGCTGCATGAACCAGATATGTTGTACCGCCAATTGTGATTTGCAGCTGATCGCCTTCGTAGTCAGTCCAGTTGTCCACTTTGCCTTGAACAATAGTTCCATCGGGCAACTTAATCTGTGCCCAGGAATAGGTAAATGTCGTATCAAACACCCTATAGTTTCCGCAACTGCATAGCCCGAGGCAGCCAGCGAGCATCATCATACATGCAACGACGCAAATAATACGATTTTTCATAGTTAATCGCCTCAACCAAATATCATGTAAATCAAAAGCAAGAACCATCCTGTATGTCTGATGATTCTCTGTTTTTCTTCGCCGATGTTCTCAGCAAAAGACATTCCAATTGCGGTAGCTTGCAAAATAATGCTTGCGAGCAGCACAATTCGCATCACTTCACCATACTTCCTTTCCGTGTCTGATCATCCGCAGGCCAGTACGTGTAAATATCATCGAACACCACCGGGATCTTCTTCTGAAGCTCCATCAACAACGGGCACATGAGCTCTCTCATTTGAGGATGGGCCGCCACAGGAGTACGCAGTTTGAAGATGTTGCGCCACTCACGGTAGTTGGCCGTCACCACGATCTCGGTCTTCAAGCACAGCGGCAGCACACAACGGGCCTGTTCGGGACGCATACCGAGTGCGATCATATCCTTATAAAGGATTTCCGCAGATTCGCAGGAATCAAGCCAGGTGCTGCCAGGCGTATATTCTGCGCTTTCACGTTTCTCGTCAGTGTCGGTCACATCAATATAATACGGCCGAATAAAGCTCAGCTCCCCGCCAAACTTCTCCTTCGAGTAGTTGCAGTACCGTGTGCTCTCTTGCGCAAAGCTCGCAATACGGTGCCGTGCCAACTCATTGGCAATGGCCCGGTCACAGGTAAACAGCACGGACAGCTGCGAATGCTCCAGCATAGCCTCATGCCCCTGCTTCACCAGAAAGCCCACCAGTTTCTTTGCCGACTCACCATCCGGCGTGATCTTGTCCTCGCTCTTGTAGCAGACCCGGGCCACCCGCTCGATCTGCTGGAGCTCCTTAATGCCTCCCTCAGAAATATCAGTGAGGATTTCATACTTAGGTTCAACGATTTTCATATGTTAGCAATCCTTTCTCTTTCGGGATCTCGCAAAATAGAATCCCAGTCTTTAATAAGCTGCTTCAGATTTGAATCATCAATTACACCCTGCATGTTGTGCTCATTATAGGTCATTAAGACTGCACCTGTTTTAGCTGGACCGAGTCCACAATTAGAACAGGAAATCTCATATTGGAGTTTCATAGTCGTACCGCAGGTCATCGCGCCTGTATTTTTCAAATATGCTTTACAATAGCACATAGGACAACATCTCATAAAAGATCCTCCTGCATCAATCTGCAAATCCAGTCCCCACAGATATCACCCGACGCATGCTTCTTTGCAAACGCCATGCCCTTCTTGATGGCCTCCTGCTTGTCGGTCGCCCTGACTTCAAAGGCCTGATGCCCGCCACCATTGTCCGTGCACTCAAACCAAAATGTGTGCATCTTCATATAAAATCCTCCAAAATCGAGTTAAGCAGAATCTCCAGCACCCGGTTTATGCCCGCCACCACTCGATATGGCCACGGTTCTTTCGGTTCCACCCGGGCAGAGGTATCAGACTTTCTCAGCGCACCATAAAGCCACCTGTCGAACTGCCCAAGTGAAATATCATTCTCCATGCACCATTCACGAGCATCTGCGTAGCTAATATCACCATTCATGCAAAGCTCGACCACATCACGCAATGTAGCGTTCGGCTTGATCAGGGTATCTTTTTGAAGCTCGTAATCCTCAGAATACAAGTCCTCGCGTGACCCGTCAGCCCTGTGAATAACTTGCGCAAAGGGTTTGCCATCCGCATAAAGCGTCGTAACATCCTCATCAATGTTGATTCGAGGGATGTCGTACCTCCATATGGCCTCAACAACTTCTTCGTAGTCAATCATATCGCACCTCACAGCAGAATCCGGAACAAAATGAACCAGATCACCTTCAGCGTGAACACAATAATGATCAGCCATGCGCAAATAACTAGCGTTGCCGCCAGAATATGACCCAGCATATGGCCGATCTTCTCCCAAACATCATTCATCCTTATCAACCCTTTCGAGACCTGTAAAATATCCAATGCCAATATGGCCACCATCGCAATAATGAATTGGGCGGAACGTCATCAGACCGACCAGATTCTTCTTCGCATCTTCGGGATTACAGTAGGGATGCCCATCGTTAAATTCCATCTCACAAAATCGGCACTTGTAAGTCGGATAATAAAACATCTTCACCCCACGCACCTCCTCGCAGCATCCACCCGGCACTCAGCAGCGTTCAGCTCGAAGATAGCAGCCGTGATAAACTCCGGATCGCAGTTCTCAAAGTGGTTCCGGGCCACCTCAAGATCCCGCATGGCATCTTTCAGCGTGTTGACTGTCGAAACCACCGGCTCTGTCCAGAGTATCTTTTTGACGAAATCAACGATTTTGCGCAGCATTTCTACACCTCCACATCTTTGTGACCTGACGAGCCGTGAGCCAGCCCTCAACATCATCATGCCTAAGTAGCTGTGCGCCCATCACCTCGATAAGCCCCTGCTCAAAGCCATAGGAACCCCAACCCCAAATGCCATCCCAGATACGATTTCCAGCAGCATCATATGCAGTGATTTGCTCACCACCATCGTGTCGTCCGCCCGGGAGATATTCCTGACAGTCCGGTCTGTCCATCTCTGGCCAGCGACGTTCATAAGTATGCGGAACCTTAGCGTGCTTCAGCAGAATATCCAACTTCTGCATCTCGGTCATGTGATTCCAAACCCGGAGTTTCCAGGTTTTCTTAGACATGTTTCTCATTTCTGCATTTCCTTTCGTCGGCCTCCATGGTCTTTGCAATTTTATGCTGAATATAAAGCACACAGCCAGCCTGACTATCACACCCGAATGAAGCCAATAGTCCAGCAATAGCATTCAAAGAGTTCAGATCCTCTTCAGCAAATATCATTTAGCGTTCACCGTTCCTCCTGGTACTCTACAATTTTGGTTACTTCGCTCTGAACCCGGCGTAAGAAATCACACGCACCGAAGCAACCGCATTCCGCCAATGCTTCGGCGATATCGCCCAAAATATCAATATCGGTTCTTGTGAGATTAACTTGAGGAATAACCTCAATGTTCTCCTCTGTGATAAATGGGGTATAGTCTCCACAATGGCAACATTTGATGTTCATACGTTGCATACAAGCATCTCCTTCAACGATAAAAATAAAGAGCCGCAGATTTCTCCACGGCTCTCGCGTTAATGATTAGCTCGTATTAACGTTCCATAAAGTCCTTATCTATTAAATCATATTCCACATCATGGTCGTTGGAATTGCCGATAAATATCGAAAACGCCTTATCAAGGTCTGTAAAGTCGCACACTGCAATTTCATTATTTTTGAATGCCGGTGATCCAACCAGTGCCTCGCACATGCGATCACGAAATTTAGCCATTTCCTCCGGATTTTTGCATTTGATGTTCAAAACGATCATAGTTTTGTTACCTCCAAAATATAATTCTGAGACTAATCATCTCATAAAGGAGCCTGTTATTTTCGCGTCTTCTCATCGAACTTCACGGGCTTCATAGTCAACTCCCGCAGAGTATTAACTATTGCCGGCATCGGCTCTGTCTAGAATATCTCTTTGACGAAATCAACGATTTTGCGCAACATAATTTTTACGAAGTCCTCCTTTTTTGCATCCAAATTCTTTTCGGCGACGGTTAATCCATTCGGAAACTTTAGGAGAAAGTGGCACACCCTTTTTCACAATCAGAATTGCCTGCACATATTCTTTATGAGCTGGCACATACATCCAACACTGAGTATCGTCATTATGGTCGATTGCATCACCAATCCACAAACGTGCAGGCCAAACATGGTTTGAGTGATAGAATATGCTTCCCTCCAAATAATCGAACCAGAAATACTTATGGACGACCTTTCGATCAATAAGTTTTCGTGTCTTCTTAGACATATTTCTCATTTAATTTTCACCTTTGCTTCCTCGAACTTCAGAGGCTTAACCGTACCCTCCCGCGCACACTCCGTCAGGCACTCGTGGCAGGGTTCATCCATCTCCAGCACCTTGAAGCTCTTGCACTTCGGACAGTAGGTCGCATAGTCCACTTCGCGCATCCAGTTATTCATCAGCGCTTACCTCCGTCGTATCTATGCATCGTGTATCCATTGCAAATCTTGCACTTAGCATAGCGGATGTTCGGATAATACCTTGAATACCTTTCAGCTTCATTCCATTTATGAAGTGCGATTGTGCGTTTGCAAGCGCAGTCCATGCACACAATTTTTATTCGGTCACTCATCAGGTTTCACCTCCGAAATAAAAGTGTCCTTTCCGCAGCGAGGGCAACGTGCCAGAACCTCACCGTTATGGATTGTGCACTCCTTCATACTGTTCCAGTTAGATGCAGGAATCCCAAAATGAGCATTACAGCCACCGCATTTAACAGCAACGAGCTTTTCGTCAGGATCTGCATATCCGTCAAGGTCGCCGATGTATTTATGTACCCAATGCCCATTACAAAACGGGCATTTCAAAATTCTACTGCTCGCAGGAACTTCATCCATGTCGTACAGCCACCCCTCAGGGGCAACAGGATGGCGTTTATTGCAATTGGTACACTCAACCGATATCCAAGGACGTTTTTTCTGGGTCTTCTCCTGCTTAACTGAGAACCTATCATCCAGAATATCTTTCATGGGAACAAGCACCGAATGGTTGCAAAAACAACACTTTAATTCAAGTTTTTCTCCAGAAACATCCTTTCGAAATCCTACCCCATCGCAAATCTGGCCATTCTCTTTAATAATCGTAGCCTCACAATTGGGGCAAAGGACTTGATAGTTCTTTTTCTTAACCTCCCCAACCTTTACTGCAAACCTATCATCCAGTTCCGGATGGGTCTCTCGCTGATTCAATGCCCACAGCAGGTTCCAGCAGGCAGCACGCAGGTGGTCTTCGTCGTCCATGCCGACCATGTACTTGGCCAGATGTCGTGCAGCGCTGTCCAGAAGCGAATGCAGCGGGATACCCTTATCCACGTTGTGCTCGCCGTACTTCAGTGCGCCCTCCTCGCAGTGCTTACTGACCTCCATGATGCCGTACCAAGGCAGAAGGTCCATCCGCCCCTTCCCTGCGTGCATATCACGCTTTGCACCTGTTTCAAATTCGGTGCGATCTCCAGAATCTTTGATCACAAATATCAATCCTTTCTATTAGCAGTGTTTATGAATCCGCCCCTGCATAACTTTGTTAGCCATATCGGTCTTAGGAATCTTGCATTTCGGATAGCTCGGACGGAATCCATTGGCAGCTTTCCGGTCATTTGCAATTCTCATATAAACCTCGTCCTCCAGTTCATCTGTGATTTTCTTTATTTTATCTGCCGCAGATTCAAAAGAATGAATCAGGTCAGCAAATACATCTTCAAAGTTAACCTGCTCCATAAAATTTCCTCTCGTTAAACGCCTTCTTCGAGTTCAGGGCTCTCGAAATTGCCAGATCAATACCGCTCCTACTCTTCAGATGGTAGTAGTACAGATCCTTGTACGGGGTATTCAGTCGGTCGATACGCCCCGAGGCCTGCTCCATGATCTTATATGAGTAGTTCTGGCTGTAAAATATAATGGTGTCAGTCTTGATGCAGTTCCAGCCTTCAGCGCCGGCATTGTACTGCACCAGATACACCCACCTGTCGCCTTCAGGAAGCGGCTGATGCTTGTGCCCGTTCCATTGTGCAACTTCGGTGTCCTTGCCATAGTCCAGACCCATCAGAATATCAAGCTCATAATCGAAATTATAGAAGATAATGACCCTAGGTCTGCCTTTGCAAATATCCAGCACTTTTTCTTGTCGGCTTGCATCAGCGTTCACCAACTTCCGCAGCAGATAGCAGAACTCGCTGGCGGTCTCGATTGGCTTGTTCTCCCAGAGGTTCCACCGGTTCTTGCAGATCGACAGATACTTTACCTTGTCGTACTCCACAAATACATTCTCATGGTGCGATACTGTCGGCCGCTCGAAGTCCATATCAACCAGAATCCGTTCCCGCAGCCGTACCAAGCGCTGGGTGTTAAGATACCGGTCGATCTTTGGGTACTTCGTGCAGAATTGGCTGTATACCACATGCTGGTTGTTGAAGTCCGTTCTGTTTCGATAGAACCCATTGGCGATGAACACCGGGATATAATCCGTCCAGCAGTCCCCGGGGGTGGCGCTGAGCAGAATCCACTCGTTATTTTGCGTAATTTTGTAGAAAGATTTCACCCATGCGCCTTTTCCAACGACCCGCTGCTCGTCAAATATAAAGAACGCATTCTTAACGCCAACGTACTTTCCGATATTGTTCCAGGAATCCACCACGACCTTGTGCTCGTAAATATCATGCTCTGGATCTGTAGACATATAGAAATGGGCCAGTTCTTCGTCCCACTCTCCCGTATCCCGTTTCCGGGCAGTCGTGATGATGTAAAGATCCGGGGGCTCTGTCATACGAACATAATTTTCCGTGTTCACCTCCCCATCGTAAAGTTTGTAATAGAACGCCAAACTCGTTCTCGATTTTCCGCTTCCTACGCCTCCGCATAAGATGCAGCCGATTTTCATACGGTTGATCGCATCCAATTGGTAGTCGTAGAGCGTTACACCTGCCATCAGGTCGCTCACCTCATTTCCAACGTCACATAAATGTCACTTTTCTTGCAGTGATTCTCGTAGGCCAGAAGCGAGATCGTCGCCTCTTCCTCATCTTCGCCCTCCCCTCTGACGGTATAAGCAAAGAGCTCTTTCCGGTGCTTCCTGAACACCTTCCAGAGCTCTTTTTTCTTAGTAAAGTCCGTGCTTTTTGCAGTAGGACGCATATTGCAAGCCCTCCTTGTCTGCTTCGCGCATGATTTCTGACAGTGTGAGCTTTTTAGGCTTTTCTTCCGTCTTTGACATGTTACGCGGTACGGTGTCTCGACATTTATCGCAGTACAATCTCTTTGACGGAACCTGATACATCATAGCGCCGCATTTTTTGCAAGCCTTATCTACTCTGCGAAGTCCGCCCATAAATATCACTCCTCCTCAAAATGGCAGAAGTCCGTGTAATAAACCAGGTCGTAATCCAGCGGATGGTTGTTCCAGTCGTAGTTCTGCTCGTAATCAGCAACCTCATCACGCTCGTCGAGTTCGCGGCAAATATCATCGTTGTGCTCATAGAACCATTCCAGCGGAAGGCCGAACTTGTCGCACAGTTCCGGAATATCAAAGGCCCAGCAGCCGTAGTTGGTGTTCTGTGTACCCTCCGAAACCATGTAATCGACGATCTCTTTTACTTTTTCTCTGCTCATAATCCTTACTCCTTCTGTTGTTCAAATATCAGGCTCTCTGGCCCGGTTGTGAGTCATGCGGGAATCGAACCCACCGTACAGCCCATGCTAATGACTCAAATAAAAGAGCCCCAGATTTCTCCAGGGCTCTCATGTGCTTATTCTTCAGGTGTGCAATAATCAACGTCGAGATGCGCTTTGCCTTCACTATCCGTATAGGTGACGAACTTTCTCGGCTGATGAAACATCTTCTCGTACTTCTCGACGAACTCCGGCAAAAGCTCACCGAAATCATCCTCCGTGAGGCCTACAATCAGGAATGTTCCAACGATAATATCAATGGGGATACCATAAGGGCCGTCGAGCGTCCGATTGAGTTTCTCCATGCAATCATCATGCAGCTTTCCTTCTTCGTTGCAAATCAATGCCACCTCATCGTCCCACGGGTAAACAGCCTGAATCGGGCCTTCCACCTCTTTCTGGAGCGATTCCAGAGAGCAGTCAATGTCGATCACTTCAGGGTAATGCTTTGGGCGAACCCTCAGAACTTTCATACTGTCAACCTCCCAAATTGCACATCAAAAATATAAATCGAGCTGTTTCCTTAGAGCCGCCATTTTGCGACGTGGGCACTCACCGACTGGGCATTCGACCAGGGACTGACCCCGGCACTCGAAAAATATCAATGATCAATAATAGTGGTTGTACTTCCGGTTGGCTTTTGCACGAGCTTCCGTAACATCAGGGGCCACGAAACCAAAGTTGATCACATAGCTCGGGATATTGTACGAACGGGCAACCAGGTTTTCGATTGCACAGCCGCGGAACGCCTTCTCCTCATCGTAGATTCCGATAAAGTAGTCTGCATCCGCCATCTTCTTGATGCTCTCACCGAGGTACCAGACTGCCTGATTCGCATCAGCCGGAGGATCATCAGAAATATAAGTCTGGATCACCTCCAGCTCCTCGCCAAACACAGCCTCAGCAATATGGTGCATCTGCTCCATGGTTGCCCGGATCTGTGCTTCAGTGCGGCCTTTCATCGGTGCGCTGATAAACAGTTTCTTCATATGCTTCACCTCAGAACGGAATTTCGGTGTGGTCGCTCGGCTCTGCCATGTCTGCTTCAGGAGCTGCAAATCGGGCATAGCGCTCTGCATACGGATCAGCATCCGCATCCTGCTCAACGTACATCACATCCGCATACAGGCTGTACTCGCCGGGTGCATTCCGCTTCTCGACAAGGTTTGCCTGGAGACAGACGTTCTTGACCCGGATAAAGTCCAGCTGGCTGATGGTGTCCGTGTTGCAGAGCAGGCGCTTGCCGGAGGTGGTGACCCAGTAGATATGCGGGGGCCACTTGGAATCCATGTTGATCGTCACCGGCACGAAGTAGGTCGGAACGAACGGCTCGTCGTAGGTACGCTCAGGATTCGGATTGGCCTGACGAACCTTCACACCGAGGTCCATGAGGTGATTCACCAGCTCCATGGTCGGGATCACCACGTTGACGCGGCGCTTGTCCGAGCCAAAGCGATCACGGTTGGGATCACCGCTGAAGTTGGTAGTAAAGATGAAACGGGTATCGTCAATATTGACTTTCTGGCGCTTGGTGTACATAAATATCAGTCTCCTTTTTACTTGTTGAATTCATTTTCCAGAATTTTCAGATCCGCCACGAGTGCTGTCAGGTGGAGAAGCGCACCAGACTGATTGTTGCTCGCGGCCGCGCTGAGGAACTTCTCAAAATCCTTATTTGCCTCAGAACTGTACTTTTTCAGCACATCCAGATCGACAGTTTTTCCGGCAGCAGGCTTCCCGGGATACTTCTTCCCGCTCTTCTCAACCCAATTCTGGATCTCCTTGTAGTAGCTGCCCTTGTTGCCGCCGCAACGCTTTGCAATTGCCATGGCCAGCCCCTTCTCCGGGTCGAAAACATCCTTCTCGCTGCACTTCACAACGGTCTTGGAGCCATCCGACCAGTAAACGATCGTGGCCGGAGGAGCAAAGATAACATCTTTGATAGCAGCGGTGTTCGTAGCAGAAGTGCTCTTCTTACCCTCACACCGAGGATAGAGCGCACCAGAACGGATACGCCAATTGCCGTCTCGATCAGAGGTCAGATCACACGGGCCAAATACGAGTTCGTGACCAGTGGAAAGAATCACCTTCATCAGGTCGTCGTGCTGATTCTTCTCAACGGTTCTGATATAGCCAATCAGCTGTCCTTTGGAATCGTACAGTTTGTTCGTCATAAAATATCACCTCACGTCAAAATTTCTTGCTGCTTCTTCCTGCGCATCGCTCCATGGAAGATCCGGTGCTGTCCAGGGAGCAACGCCATCGTCACCAACGAACCAGTTGAAGTCGCCGTACTTGGAGATTTCCTCAACTGCCTCATCGACTTCCCGGTTGAAATATCTTTTGTCGATATCCTCCTGCATCTGAAGCTGATAGACCGCCTCGCTTTCCAGCCAGCGGTAATCCTTTGCTCCGGTCACAGAAGCATATTTCCGTTCGCCGGTATCCGTCAGGCCCGCTTCCCGCAGCAGCAGAGCGCCGCCCTTTCCCGGTATGATCGGGCAGAACTGTCCCACGCGTCCCACAAAAATATAATTGTGTTCGCCTTCGGGCAGATCCTCGTTCTTGTCGAGATAGATAGCACCCTTGGAAACGGTCTTTGTCTCGCAGAGGTCGGTGAACTCGATCTTCTCCTTGGAGAACAGGGTCTTGAACACATACGGCACCTGGAACTGGGTGCCCGTCGCCGTCCATTCGCCACCTTCGTCCTTGCAGTCGCCCGGGATATAGCCGTAAAGCGCCTCACAGCGGTCCGCAGTCATGTATTTTGCAATATAAACGGCATTGTTTACCAGGCACATCCGCTCATAGGTCGCCTCATGCTCAAACGTGTAGCCGTACTTTTTCGCAAAATCCATGCAGTACGCAATGATTTCCGGTGTCGCATCGGGGATCTTGATCGAATCCGTTTTGATATGCGCGACCTTAAAGCCGCGCTGCTGCACTTCATCCTGCAAAGTGCGCATAAATAAAGCCCCTCGAAGCGCCACAATGTTGTTGACGTTCTTGGGGTTGCGGAACGGGTTGTCGAAGCTTGCACTGGTCAACCCGTAAACCGAGTTGATGGCGATCTTCAACGCCTGCGCCAAAGCCTTCGCCTGCTGCGGATCATCGAGGTACTTTGCCAGTTTGCCGCCAAAGAGCCCCTTTGCCTTCTCGTACTCGCCGTGCTTGACGTAGATTCGTACATCCATCAGGTCGTTGAAATGCTTGGTGTACTCACCAAAGTAGTTCATGGCAACAGCCGAATGCGGATGCAGCGACGCAACGTCCAGCAGGGCTACGTTCGTGTACATCCCGGGCTCAGCGTAGACATAACCACCCATGCCCAGGTCCGTGCCCCGGAACATGTTGTGGTACTTGCCGTCCTCACCCTTGGCCCACTCGTAACCGGGAAAGGCATTGATGATGTTGCAGTCGGTCAAAATATCAGGCTCGACTTCCACGATCGCATCGGATTTTCCCGTAGCAAGGTCGGTGTAGACCAGCCGGGGGTGCTTTTCCTTGCCGAAAATAATGCGTGTTGTCAGCGAGTTTGTCGTGTCGTTCACCGTCATGCCGGCAAGGTCTGCCAGGATCTCTCGCGCCACAAAGTCTGCCTGACGCTTTTTCGAGTAGAACAGGGTCTCGGTCGCGATCACATCGTTGTCACAATACTCTGCCACCTTGTCCCACAGGCTCTTCGGCACCGGCTGATCCCACGGAAGCCCCAGCTCCTGATGGTGGATGCCCAACTCGATCTCAAACTTCTTCAGGCTCTGTTTTTTCGACGAGAAGTCGTAAATATCAGTGTAGGACAGGTTGTACGCCTCACCAAAGAAGCCCGTGTGTTCGTTGATGATCCGGTTGGACAGCGCATAGATCTGCTCCACCGACATTCCGATCATGCGGGCCCAGAGGATATGGTTGTCGTACTTGCGGTTGTTGAAGCCGACCAGCCGATACTTTGTCAGGGTCTCGATCTCCTCCGGCATAGGATTCACCATGCGGTGCACAGGCTCCTGCTTGGCAAACTTCCAGTTTACGAGCAGCAGGTTCGGGAACACCTCCACGTCGAAAAATATCAATGGCGTTTCCTCCCCCACAGGGGCTTCCCGCTGAATATCATCCTTCGATTTGAAGTGCATCTTCGCCACGATCTTCAGGCAGGTGTCCGCCTGGTTCGTGCTGCTGGCGGCAAAGCCCAGGATCGCATTCCGCATGTCGTCCACGTTGTAAACGACATTGCCCTCGTAGGCTTCGTCCATGATGTGTGCAATAAAGTCAATACTGGGCTTCGTATAGGGGCTGATCTCTTTGGCAAGGGCTTTCTTGATGAGGATACGCAGGTGCCGCTCATCCTGGATCTGCTTTGTATCAACCATTTTCGTTTCTCCCTTCAGCGGCAGGCCGCTGCTGATGGTCGCAACCGGAATATCATTGCATTTCGACAGTTTTCTCCGCAGAGAGGACTTCCCCGTGAACACCTTGACCTCAATGTTCTCGTCGTAGATCCTGCTCAGCTTTGTTGCATCGCCGGTGTAAATATAATGCAGGTGGATTCCCGCACCAGATTTGCTCAGCTCCGCATAGGTCTGGGGCCATTTGGAGGCAGCTTCCAGGTTGCGCTCGAAGCTCTTTTTTCCATCCGGCCCGGGAATATCAAAGTCGATGACAATGTGATTCTCCGGAACTTTCACGTAGTGCAGTCTCGAAGCATCCAGTTCGGCCAATTTTGACTTGACATTCTCCCATTTTCGCATCGGAATGCCATCGTCTGTCGCATACTGTGCAGGGCAGTCCTTGCAAATATCATTGAAGAGAGAATGCTGCTCCTTGAACTCGATCCATGACGTTTCCGGCTCAGCAGTGGGTTCTTCTGCCTTCACAGGTTCGTCAAGGAACTCTTTGAATTTCTCCGCTTTGAAGCCGCTGTAGTAGCTCCGCACCCGCTCGCCATTCACGGTCTCCGTGCGTTCCTTGTACTCCTCGAAGTAGTTCATCAGCTCTTCCCGGAACGCACGGCGCGAATAGGGGTACGCCACCTTTGCCTCGTCATTGTAGGTGTTGTACATCGCCCAGGCCCGCTTCAGGGATACACCGTCCTCCTTCTTGAAAATATAAAAGGAATCCAGCATGAAGTTGTAAAAGTCGTTCGATGCACCCAGCATACGGGTCGGAATATAATCATCGTAAAGATGTTTGTTCTGCTCGTATACCTCCTTGCAGTGCCATGCAATGCCTCCCAGCTCAAAGTCCACCTTCGCTACAAGGTCACGGTACTTTTTTGCAGGGATCTTTTCGCCGGTAGGTTCCACATCGATCAGTCGTCGGATCAGGCCCGATTTTGCATCCGTGATCTTAACGGGCTTGTTGGTGCCCAGAAACATGAAACACTTGAACTGGCTGGAATACTGGCTGCGGAACTTCTCGTTCACCAGCATGGTCTCGTGGGATACCAGCGAGTTCAGCCGGGTGTTGTCCTCGATGCGGGAAAGGTCACCGTCATGCTGGATCGCGATCAGCGGGTTCGATTTGAACGCCTCCAGCGCAAACGCATTGGACGATGACCCCAGCACCTTGGAGTCGAACACCGACCAGTACCCGTCGAAAAGTTTCTGGACGATGTTCAACACGGTCGATTTACCGCTTCCGGGTGGGCCATAGAGCACGAGGAACTTCTGGATCTTGCGGGAATCGCCGTTCACGATCGCGCCAACCGCCCATTCGATCTTCTTCCGCTCCTCGGGAGAATATAAGGTAGTCATCAGCTCGTCGTAGGCGCTGATGTTCCCCTCCTCCAGAAGATACGGCAGCCGCTTCGACGCATAGCTTTCCTTCTTGACCGGGGTGTTCGCAAATATCAATGTATCGTCAAGGGTGTGGTAGTTGTCCCGCATCTGACGCTGACAGTATTTGTGCCAGTTGTCGATCATCCCGCTCTCCGCGTCCCACATGTGCAGAACACGGTAGCTGTCATTGAAGACCTGCTTGTGTTCCTCCGCGTAAATATCCAGCGCGCGGTCGATCATCTGGAGCGCATCCTGTTCGTCCGTACTCCAAAGCCCCCGCTCTTCCATCCAGACCGCGTAAAAATCAGAACCCCGGATCATCAGGTCTTTCGACTTCTTGATGATGAATTTGGGATAAATTTCGATTGTCCCGCGTTTTCCCGTCCGCGTTGCAATCATCAGGAAATCAATCATTTGTAACTGACTTCCTCCTTTCTCCGAGGTTTTTATACGTCTTTCTCTTTCTGGAGGGTCATCTGGGCCAGCGTTGCCTCTGCCTCGCGGGCACGCTCATCGGCTTCCTTGCGCTGCTTTTCCGCCTCGTTCACCATCTTGCAGGAAACGAAGCCAAACCACAGCAGACCAGCGATGAGAATGTTCTTCCGGATGCACTTGCCCTTCATGCGGCGGATGGTGTGATTGGCCACCTCCAGTGCAGCCTTGCTGTTGCTCAGGTCGATCAAAATATCAGTCAGTTCCATTGTCAATTTTCCTCCAGTAATTCGGGTCAGCCAGAATCAGCCGACCAATGTTATTCTCGTCTCGACACGCCGTGATTCGCAGCATCACATGGGATTCGTCGAGTATCTTCTCAACGAATCCTTCCATAGGGATGCAGATTTTTGATTCATATGTCATCAAAACTCATTCTCATTCAACCAGCTCATCAACTGGTACCAAATATCAATGGTACGCATGTCGATGGATGTACGGGTAATCGTAAAGAGACCGCCAGCCCCATTCGGCTCGTAGTCCCGATCCATAAACCGGGCCAGGATCGGTTCCGCGCGCTTTTCGCTGAAACGGGTGTCGTCCATGGCAGCCAGACCCAGGCTGACGACCATGCTCCAGAACCACTGCCCCACACGGTTGCCCATGCTGCGGTCTTCCATGATGTGCTCCTCGATGCGAATCGCCAGCGCCACCATCATCTCCAGCATAGAGCAGGGTACGCCCTGAAATACCGCATCGATCTTCCCGTACGGAATATTATTCTCCGATGCAAAGCGGTACCGCAGGTTGATGCCGTCCGTTGCCCGGCAGACATCCATTTCGCACGCCGGAATATAATCCCGGTTAAAAAGATACATCAGCAAGCGGTGAAAGCTGAGGTTCCGGGGTTCCCATTCGCCGCAGACGATCTTGTAGAGCCAGTCATAATACTGCTCCGTCTCCCTCATAAAGTTCATTCATCCTCCTCATCGTCGTGGTTGCCGGGCCAGTTCTCCCGAACCCGGAGAATCTCGTAGTCCTTGTGGTAGTTGTGGTTTCGGACATGAACAGCGCTCGGTGCGAACTCGCCAATGCGGTCCAGCGCCTCGTTGCCGATGATCTTCGGAATATCATCGTCGTCCACGGGCTGATCCTCCGTATCGAACACCAGCTTTCCGTCTGCGTAGTAAGTCAGGAAGGAAGTCTCGTAGTCGTCCAGCTCACCAAACTGATCCGGCTCAATGACTTCGATGGCCTCATGTGCCACCACATCTTCCGGGTCAGATTCGGTACGGTACTTCCCGGCCAGCTGTTCAAAGCTCTTCTGGGTCGCCCTTTCTTCGATGGTCTTGTCCATATCGGCTTCCTTCTGCCGCAGATTCTCACGCTCGGCCTCGTACTGTTTGCCGTAATAGGTCTCGTATTTCTTCTCGAAAACGGTGTGCATCATAAGGGCACCTGCCCCAAAGCCTGCTGCAAAGAGCAGAATATCACGCACGGTCTTGTTCATTGTCGATGTCTCCTTTGATCGTCATCATGGTAAACGCCAGTCCGCCAAAGAAAAGGGAGACACTCATCAGAATGCCTCCCACCATGTGGCGTTTGCGTTTGGTATCGGTCAGATAGTCCAGAAACAGGAAAGTGCTTTCCAAAGTTTCCATCGTTCCACCTCACTCAGAAAGAACCGCCAGACCAGAGACGAAGCAGACTCCGGCCATGGCAGCAAACAGGTAAGACAGTCTCTTAGCGAATCTGGTCATAGCGTATTCCTCCAAAATATCAGTCTCAGATCTTGTCGATGATGGGCCCGTCGCAGTTGAACCGCAGCATCACCGAGCGCTCCCCGCCGTTGATAAAGCTGTTCAGTGCCTCATCGCCCTCGACGTAGTTGGTCACACCGAAATCCACGTGGTTCTGTCGGGTCTCATCGTTCGGGTCATAGATCCAGCCCACGATCTGCCCTTCCGGGGTCTTCATGGTCACACCGCCGTGCGTTCCGATGCTGCTCAGAACGTCGTTCAGGAACAGGTGCCCCTGGATGCGTAGCCGCTTGTTTGCCGCCTGCTCCATCAGGAAAAGGTAGTTGCGGTTCAGCTGGTTGTCAGCCTGCCAGGTGTCCACAGTCTCGTCAAAGATGCAGGTATAGGGGCTGGTGTGCTGCATGGCGATGTCCTTGTATTCCTTGATGGTCTCCTCCACGCCCTGCTCGTTGGTGCTCTTGCTCTCGAGCTCCACAGCCTTGATGTTGTGCTCCAGCTCCTCCTGCACACGGCTGCCAAAGCGGTCGGATACACGGCTCTTGTATTCCTCAAAGGCCTTGTCCAGAGCAATATAAGCCGCGGTCAGGCTCGCATTGCGCTTGGACATGATGTGGTGGGAACCGAACATGCAGCCCAAAGATACCGCACCCAGAGTGACCGCAGGCGCATACACCTTTGCCAGCTTCAGGCCGGTCTGGACGTAGGTGGTCGTAATATCGCTCTTGTAATCCTTCTCAGTGTAGGTCTCGCCCTCGCTCAGCTGGACCGTGCCATCCTCGATCTGCTTCTTGGCCGTGTGGATGCTCTCCACCTGAGCATAGTGCTCGGTCAGAATATCTTGTGCCTTGATGGTCGCCTTGCAGGCCAGCACGGTAGCGGTCACGCCACCAATGGCAGCGCCAACGATCATAATGGTGGGGCTTGCCTTCTTCAGCTTGTAGCCGCACTTGGATGCAGCACGGGTCATCGTTTCCACGATTTCGGTTTTGTTGATCTTTTTCAGGAACTTCATAAATATCAATCCTTTCTTATTGTTCAGCGCAGCGGTACAGGGCGAGGCAGCATCAGGCGATATCCGCCCGGGATGCCCTTGATGAACGCCCCGTCAAGGTTGTACCAGCCGTAATTGTAATCGGTGCTCTCGTTGGAAACGCCCATCAGATCCCACAGGTCGCCCACAGAAACCTGACCGTACTGGCGAATCGCATCATACATCTGGGAAAGCGTGTCGTCTGCATCCGCGCGGAACTCAAAGTCCAGGTTCTGCAAGCTGCGTCCTACGGCCCGGTTCGGATTTCCCTGCCGGTTGCCGGAGCCTCCCTGATAGTAGGTGTCGTAGCTGTTCCGCTGGGTGCGGGAGCCGGAGTAGTTGCTCGAAGAGCCGCGGGAACGGTCCTCGCCGAACAGTGCAATGCTGACGGCTGAGTTGAAAATGCTCCACAGACCGTTCTTCAGCATGGGCAGCAGATAGTCCACCACGATGCGGTTCTTCACGGTCTTGAGGTCCTCGGCCAGGAACTCGTTGGCGATCTTCTGGATATCGTTCTGCTCCTTGAGGGTCACTTTTCCTTTGACGACCTTCTGGAACTTCTTCTGAGGCTCTGCGGCAGGCTGCTGTCCGATGCTGCTCTTCGGCATGTTTACTTGTGCCATGTTGTCATCCTTTCAAAAACAAAAAAAAGAAAGAGCCGCAGATTTCTCCACGGCTCTCGCCTTACCTAACATTACTTCTCTTCAGAAGTTTCCTCAACGTCCTCGTCAGGAACGTCCACCTGTGCAGAATCGACATTCTCGATCTTCCAGGGCTTCTGCCAGACGATCTTCTTCTTGGTCTTCGGCTTCTCCTCGTCCTTGTTCTGCTTCTTGGCCTTGTGCTTCCGGTACAGTCCGTATCCCACGGCTGCAACCAGGCCCACAGCACCAACAGCGAGACCAATGCCCGAGCCGTTGCTCGAAGTTTCCTCGTTATCGATCATCTGAACATTCTCCTCCGGAACGACCTCAACAGAAGTCTCGTTCTCCATAGTAGTTTCGTTCATGTTCATCATTTCGTCCATTTTTGTTACCTCTTTCTTAAATATAAGTTTATAATGTCGGAGTATTACCTCCATAAAGGAAGCTGAATTTTTCGCGCCTGGTCAAATATCAATAGCCGCCAAGCCACTTCGGAGGCGTGTGATACTCCAGCGTCAGACAGGGCATCCCGTCCTCGTCCAGCCGGGACGCATAGAAAATATCAACGTTAAGCCCCGAATCCGTGTCCCAGCCCAGCAGGTCACCGTTGACACAGTGGTCGATGCCCAGATAGTCGAACAGATCATTCTCGCTCACCCGGAAGTCACTGAGCAGCTGTTTGTTGACCCCATTGACGGCCTTTTCGATCATGGCCTTGGTCGTCCAGAAGTAGGTGTTGGTCAGGCTTTCCCAGCACTTCACCCGCTGGTCGTAGGAAACATCGGTCGTGGCAAGGTTCTTGGCAGGCTGGATGGTTGCCGGTTCGGGGCACTTGGCCATCTTTTCCAGTGCAATGGTCTCCCGGATCTCCTGTTCCTTCTCGGGACCGATGGCCTCCAGCACCTTGTCCTGATAGGTCTTGAGCGCGCTCTCAGAAAGGGTGCACGCCGCGGCCAGTGCAGCATTCCGCCGCTCGTCCACATGGACTGCACCGATGACGCAGCCCGCAGACAGCACCATGCTCAGCGCAGTCGGCACGTACACCGGGCCTGCCGTCTTGACAATGGTCTTCACGTCAAGCTTTTCCACGCCCAGCTCCTGCTTTTTCTCGTCCAGCAGGATCATGGCCTTGGGGGTGGCCGTCACAGCGAAATAGACCGCCGTGATGCTTCCCGTAATCGCCAGACCACCCAGGATCTTGGATGCGTTCTTTCCTGCGCTCCTGCGCACTGCCTTTGCAAATGTTTTCAGGTTCATCTTCGTACCTCCAAAAATTTATAAAAAGAAAGAGCCTACGATTTCTCGTAAGCTCTCGCCTTTCAGATATGTCCGTGCTGCTTCAAATTCTCGAAGCGAATTTCTGTTTCACGCTGATCATCGCGCTCCAGTTGGATCTGGTAACGGATATATTCGTACAGTCTGGTCGGCTGCTTCTTCAGATAGTGATACAGCCCTGTAAAGCCGTATCCTACTGAACGTGCAACTGCCTTCAGTACGCGTACCATTGCCTTGTCCATCTTTGCGTAATAGTCGTGATCGTACATAAATATCAATCTCCTTTATTTGTCAGTTTGGATATCTCTTCCATAAGGGAGACTGAAATTTTCGCGTTTACCGGTTCTTTTCTGCAAGCTGGCGCTGAACTTCCTCCCGCACCATGTCCTGCATTTCCTCTTCGCTGCGCTGCTCCTCGATCAGGTCGTGGCCAAAGCTCAGGATCGCGCTTGCAGCCATCATGGCCACGGATGCAACTTTCCACCAATTGATCTTCTTCATAAAATATCAGTCTCCTTTTCAAAATTCAAAATGGTTCCCGTCTGGTCGGGTCGTAATCCAGATACTCTTTGATCGGCTCCTGGAATGCTGTCACATAGTACACTTCCAGTCCATCATCCGTTGTCTGCCGGGCATAGTTGAAGTCGATCCAGTAATATTCCCACTCGTTGCTCAGATACTCCGCGCACCAGCCCAGCATATCTACTTCCGGTGTAAAGTCCAGTCCGGGCAGGAAGGAGTAGAAGTCATTCAGCGAGACTTCTCCATTCAACGCAAAGTTTCGGTTCACGTTGTAGAAGGCATCCATCAGCTCCGTTTCCGTTGCATGGAAATATCTTTTTGAGATAGGCTCGTAACAGAGCAGCTTTTCTTCGTCTGTGCCTGCCGGGGCGGGGGTCTCCAGAACATCCTGCGTGTCCTTGTAAATATCTTTTTCTTCTTCCACGCCGATCTGCTCTGCCACCTGCCTGCGATACTCCTGATAGGTCTTTCCCAGTGCCATGTACGCCGCGGTCAGGCCTGCAATCTGCTTTTTGTTCAGCGCGTTTGAGCCCAGGATGCAGGCGATGGTACCGCCGCCAAGAATCGCAGCCGGAACGTAAACTTTCCAGCACATCAGAACAATTTGTTTCTTTGTCGGAGGCTCTTCTGTCACTCCAAACTCGTTTTCGTTGAATTTTGTCAGCTCCTTGTCAACCTCAAGTATGTGCTGTGCCTTCGTGGTTGCCCGCCCGGTTTCAATGGCCGTTGCCACCACGCCTACGGATGCCGCCACTGCCAGGATGGTTCCGCCGTGTTTGCGCAGGAATTTCGCGCATGTTTTCGTCAGTTTCATTGTCCGACCTCCATTTTGAAAAAATAAAGAGCCCACGATTTCTCGTAAGCTCTCGATTTGGTTAGCGCTTCAAATACTTTTCAGCCTGTTTCGTTCTCAGGAATTCATACAGCTTCCGTTCCCAATCCGGACTCTGGTCCTTCATAGCGTTATCGAGTGCATCTGCCGCCAAATCTTCATTGCGCATCATAAGTTGTCTCCACATGATAGCAACGGAGTCAACGCAGAACAATTCGGTAATGCCATAAAACGCCACTGCGCCCAAAGCAACTTTCACCAATGTCTTCATAATTTCGTACCTCCAAAATATAATTCTGAGACTAACCATCTCATAAAGCACCATGAAAATTTCGCGTCAGATCACATCAGCCTTCTTGAGAATATCCATCAACTGCGCCTTGGTCATCTCTGCGTCCACCACCAGATGGATCTTCAATTTCTGCTCTTTTTCGCTCCAGTTCGCCTGAACCTCGCCCAGCTGTACCTCTGTGCCGGGCAACTGCTTTTTCAGTACCTTGTTAATGACCTGCGAGATGATGCGGCGCAGAAAACTCGACCGGATCAGCATAATGTCCTCCATAATCGTTCAACCTCCAAAAATAAAAATGAAAAAAGAGAGTGGAGATCGAGTCCACACCTCCACAATAAAGTGGCGCTCTCCCATTTGAGCTATCTCTTCCGTAAGGGAACATGAATTTTTCGCGTCTGAAAAAGATAAGAGGGCGTGATCTTTCAGATTTCGTCCTCTTCCAGATTGCTCTCTTCGTCTTTTGTATCAACCCAATTGTTCAGTTTGCTCATCTGATAATACGCCCATCCGCACAATGCCAAGCTAATGCTTGCACATACGGTGCAGTATTTGAAATAAGCCCCATAAGTAATAGGTTTGTTCATAAAGTTCTTAATAGCTTTCATCATAGTTTTTCTCCTTTCAATGTAAGCCCTCTTACCTCCATAAAGGGAGCTGTATTTTTCGCGCCGAAAAGAAAGAGCCCATGCTTTCGCATAAGCTCCTCTCCGGGACGGCCCAACTCAAGTTGTGTTCAACCGGTCTATCGTCAAATATCAGTCTTTCGACGGCCGGAATGCCCGACACAACAGCCATACAATAACGGTTACAATCGCCATTGCAATTGCTGTCATGATCATCTGCCCAACCGTAATCGAATAATTCCAAATTTTCTTAAAAATAGATTCGTTCATATTACATTCTCCTTTTTCTTGGGCCTTTATCCCATAAAGCACGGAGAATTTTTCGCGCCTAGATCAAACTCCGGTCAAACACGGTCTCCCAGCGTTCTTTCTTGAGGGGTTTCATGCGCAGTGCCCACATGATCTGCCGTACGGTCACAGTCGGGTACTCGCCCTTTGCGTTTTTCTTCTTGGCGTGGCTGTCAAAATACTGCCGGAACCCTTCATGCAGATAGATCTTGTCGGTCAGCCAGGGGTCGATGGTGCTCCAGTAAGTAGCCTTGGTTTTCTCGTTGTACCGCTGCTGGATCACACACAGGCCTTTCCCCTGTTCCCGGTAGAGCGTGCAGACACGATACACCGGGTGATTGCATCGGTAAACGCTTCCGTAGTAACTCGTCCACTCTTTTGGCGGTATGTCGTGATATCTCATAAAAAATAAAGAGAGTCCGCAGCTTTCGTTACGAACCCTCTCGGTTCCTCCTTTACTTTCTGTCCGTAAAGCCTCTCTTGATCTCATGGAGACCATCGCTCATTGCTCTGGAAAGCGGCGCTACACCGCCAGCCTCGCAGATCGACCAGTATACCGTCGTACCAATCGTTCCCAGAAACGTCAGGCAGCTGATGCCAAACTTCGCCCACTCAATGCGCCGTGCCTTCGCAGCCTTCTCCTGATCGTTGATGACCTCCTGGCCCTTCCGCCGTTCCTCATCCTCTTTCAGGTTCTGGTTGCTCTCCTGCTCGTCGCTCTTGAGCTGCATGTCGTACAGCTGCAATGCCATCTTCGCCGTGTTCGTGTACTCGTCCGTACCCGGTTTCAAGTCCTTGAGACTCTCCAGCGATTGCTTTGCCGCTTCCTTCAGCAATTCCTTGTTTTCGTAGTTTTCCATTTTGATTTTCTCCTTTACAAAGTAATTAGAGTTTCCTCCATTAAGCACCATGTTTTTCTCGCGTCAGGTCCAGTTTGTGCACCCGCAGCATGATGTACTTGTCGCCTTCAAAATTCTTCACCTCCTCATCCAGGCTCAGGCTCAGGTAGGGCCAGTCGGGGGAATCTTCCTCGCCGATCAGCAACTCGCCCACTTCGTAAATATCACGGTAATGGAACCAGCGGTAGAGCGCCATCCCGAAGAGCAGCCCCAGAACGATGGCAACGAATAGCACAGCATAGTAGATGTACAGCATTTTGAAAATCTCCTTTTAATAATGTAGTGGATAAAACGGTCTTCTGCGTAATGAAAAAAATAAAAGAGCCTACGATTTCTCGTAAGCTCTCTACGCCTTAGATGTCGTTGCGAATCAGAAACAGGTCATTTCTGCTTCGAGTTGCTCTCACAATTCCGTTCGCACGAAGCAACACGATCGCATTGGCATAAGCCGAACGTGCATTCCTAGCATTCTTGTACTCGTCCGTATTCGCATACATCACTTTCTGATTGCTTTCGATAAACACGCGGACCTTGTCCATTGCGTTCACATAGCCTCTGTCGTAATTTGTTTTTACTCGGTAGCCCATAGTTTCAATCTCCTTTATTCATATTCGGAAGACATCCTTCCATAAAGCACAGGGAAAATTTCGCGTTGCTTCGTTACGGCCTATTCTAAAATAGAAAAAAAAAGAAAAGAGCGCATGTTTCCATACGCCCGTTTTCCGGTCAGAATCCATCAGCGGATACCACACCGAACATTATTCAGCATGAGGAGTTCTTCGCCCTCATTCCAGCCTGCATACTTGTCATTATACGACTCGTTAAATGCGGCCATAATAGAGTTCATCATTTCCTCAAAGCCCTTCACAATATTCTCCAGCATAGTAAATACCTCCTAAAATTGTTTATTTCTTTCCATAATAGAAGGTGAAATTTTCGCGCCTGTGCAAAAAAGGAAACGCCATGATTTACTCATAGCCACATGCTAGTTACATCCTCCGTTAGCATTAACGGCGGCGATTTCTAAACTTCCGTCTCCACCCGTAGGCTCGCCATTTACTATTCCATTCCTTTCCATAATGCAGCATGTATTTTTCGCGTCTGCGTAAAAAATAAGAGCCTGTGTTTCCACAAGCTCCATTTTGATCAGTGTTTCTTCTTTGTTCTGCTTTTCACCTCGTTTGTCTTTGCTCCGATCAGCTTTGCCAGTCTGACCAGAATCACAACGATCAAGATCCAGATAATCAAGTTAAACATATCAACATACCACCTTTCATAAAGGCAGCTGAATTTTTCGCGTCCAGATAAAAAGAAAGAGCCGCAGATTTCCCCACGGCTCTCGCCTTTATTAAACGATGTAGTTCGTCGGTTTGCTTACATGCTCGATGATTCCTGTTTTCTTCAGCAGCTCAAAGTCTCGTGCAACGCCGCGCAGGTCATAATTTTCGAGTATGAGTATATAGTTGCACTTCTTATGATTTTCGTCACCGTAGCTCCTCAGCTTGATCACCAGCGAATCAACGATTCGATAGTCAACCTCGCAGTTTCTGCGGATGATTTCTTTCATAAGTGTGCTACGATCAGTCATATCGTCAACACCCGTCACGTCAATATTCATAGAGTTCTTCTTTGCCTTCAACATAATAAAATCTCCTTTACATAATCAATTTTCGTGAACTTTCGTCCATAAAGGAGCCTGAATTTTTCGCGTCATGCCCGCTCCCGGCTGAGGATCCAGAAGAATTTGTGATAGTTATTGTAGTAAGTATCCTTGCAGCATGGGCACCCCTTGATCCGGAGGGCTTCATAGGAATGTCCTTCTGTCACGCCGCGCAGAATATAAGGTGCGATTGCTGGTTCCAGTTCGCCCAGACAGTGCTCCAGCAGATCGACCCTACTCGAATAGAATGCTCGTGCCATCGCCATTTGCTCTGTCGGGTTCGAGGGTGTTGCATTGACGATTGCTCCCGTGCTTTCCGGAAACGCTTTCCATCCGTCGATGCGTACCAATGCGCGCTTCCATTCGTCGTATTGTCGGCAAAAATGTTTCAGTTCGTAATACCGATGCTTTGAAATATAATAAGGATTCTTTTTCGATAGCTCCGCCCGTTCGCCCCGCATGATTTCGTTACAGTTTTTCATAAAGTAGACTCCTTTGCACTATTTCTCAGCCCACGCTGAGTTCAAAGGAATACTACTGGAAAAAACTGTCGTCTGCGTCCTGTTTTGTTTTATTCTGGGTGAAGCGTTGCCCATTTTGAAATCTATCGTTTAATCTAGAATAGAATTCATAAAAGAAAAAGCCCGGAAAATCCGAGCTTTTCAGCGTTATCTCATGTTTTTCAGAGGACTGTGCCTGCGGTACAGCTCTGCCAGATCCTCCTGTGTCAGGTCAAGATAAGCCTGTTCTGTCACGGTCACGCTGCTGTGCCCCAGAATCCGGCTCAGGGTGTAAATATCTCCGCCATTCATCAGGAACCGTTTTGCAAAGTTGTTCCGGAACACATGCGGATGAACGTTCTTCAAACCAACTCTCTTAGCGTACTTTCGGACGTTGGCTTCAAAATTATTTGCCTGTAGTGACTTTCCCTTGTTTGTACAAAATAAAAAATCGCTGTCACGGTAGCGGTCTTTGTACTTGATCCACTTCCGAATCTGCCCTGCCATCTTCTCTGAAAAGAATACCGACCTGCCTCGTTTTCCTTTCGTGTTTTTCGCAGGTAGCCAGATGAACCGTTTTACCAAATTCAGGTCATTGACTTTGATCATCAGACATTCGCTGATTCTCATACCGGTGTCCAGAAGCAGCTGAACAATCACAAAGTCCCTGTACTCACTAAATTTGGAAATATCCAGCGCTCTCAACAGCCGTTTGAAGTCGTCATCTGAGATAAATTCCAGCGGCTTGTGATCTGTCTTCGTAAAGTCGCCACGCTTGATCGGCGATTTCCGAAGAATATCCTCATCGACGCACCAGTTAAAAAACACTCTGAGATTCCGCAGGTAGTTGTTGATCGTCACATCTGAGACTTGTTTTCCGTAGTCCGGACGGTTTTCCGGATAATTTCTGGCATCCTGATTCGTCACAGCGGTATACTTTCCCCGCCTCCGAATCTCCTGAATGTATCCCTGAATCGTCAGATGCGTAACATTTTCCGTGCGCTCAATTCCATTTTTGTACAAATGTTGCATGAACAACCTCAACGTCTGTTCGTAGCTTCCAATCGTCTTCATGCTCAGTCCCTTTAACTCGCACGCCTCCAGAAACATTTCTACATCTTTTTCCACCATAAAAAACCTCCGGAATCCATTCGGCTCCACACCCAATAAATTCCGGAAATTTATCGCCCTATCAACAATCAGTTTATCGCTACGGAATCCATAATTCTATAATTCCATAGCGATAAACATTTT